TGCGGATTTTGGTCTGTACGGAACCCGGGGGTTTCGCGGTTTCCCCGAAATGGGGTCTGACCTGCGGTTTTCGCCAGCACTTGTTGATTCCCGAAATGGGAGGAAGTCATGCCACCTGTACCTAAAGATCCTTCTGTGCGTGCTCGTCGCAATAAGTCTGCGACGCGGGCTACGTTGTCTGCGGATCATGATGTGGTGGCTCCAGACTTGCCAGATGGTGTTGCGTGGCATCCGTTGACGGTGCGCTGGTGGAATGACATTTGGGCGTCGCCGATGGCCCCGGAGTACACAGACTCGGATATCAACGGGTTGTTCCGTGTGGCGATGTTGTACAACGATTTTTGGACTGCCGATAACGCGAAGGCGCGTGCGGAGGCTCAGGTTCGGTTGGAGAAGGCCGACACTGATTACGGGACGAATCCGCTGGCCCGTCGCCGACTGGAATGGCAGATTGAGGCGACCGAGGATTCGAAGGCTAAGGGGTCGAAGCGGCGGAAGTCGGAGGCTGCGCCTGTGTGCCCGCCGGAGCCTGGTGACGATCCTCGTTTGAAGCTTGTGACCTGACGGCCTTATGGCTGTTTTGCAGGTCCCTGCTGTGGATTTAGCGTTTCCTACGTTGGGTCCGCAGGTTTGTGACTTCATTGAGGATCGGATGGTGTTCGGTCCTGGCTCATTGTCGGGGCAGGCCGCGCGTCTCGATGATGAGAAGCGCGCGCTGGTGTATCGCCTGTATGAGCTGTATCCGCGTGGGCACCGTTTGGCTGGCCGTCGTCGGTTTGAGCGGGCTGGTGTCGAACTGAGGAAGGGTGTAGCCAAGACCGAGTTCGCGGCGTGGATTTGCGGTGTGGAGTTGCACCCGGAGGCGCCGGTTCGGTGTGACGGGTTCGATGCTGCCGGCAATCCGGTGGGGCGGCCGGTGCGGTCGCCGGTGATTCCGATGATGGCGGTCACCGAGGAACAGGTGTCGGAGCTGGCGTTCGGTGTGCTGAAGTACATCCTGGAGAACGGCCCCGATGCTGATCTGTTTGATATCAGCAAGGAGCGGATCGTCCGGTTGTCACCTTCGGGTGGTGAGGATGGGTTCGCTGTTGCTGTGTCGAATGCTCCGGGGTCTCGCGATGGCGCGCGGACGACGTTTCAGCATTTCGATGAGCCGCACCGGTTGTTTATGCCGAGGCATCGTGATGCGCACGAGACGATGTTGCAGAACATGCCGAAGCGGCCGATGGAGGACCCGTGGACGTTGTACACGTCCACGGCTGGGCAGCCGGGGCAGGGCAGCATTGAAGAGGATGTGCTTGCCGAGGCGGAGTCTATCGCCAGGGGCGAGCGGCAGGACCCGTCGCTGTTCTTTTTCCGCCGTTGGGCTGGCGATGAGCATGATGATTTGTCGACGGTGGAGAAGCGGGTTGCTGCTGTCGCGGATGCTACCGGTCCTATTGGGGAGTGGGGTCCGGGTCAGTTTGAGCGGATCGCGAAGGACTACGACCGTACCGGTATTGATCGCGCGTACTGGGAGCGGGTCTATCTGAATCGGTGGCGTAAGTCGGGCTCGCAGGCGTTCGATATGACACGCCTGGTGCAGTGTGATGAGACGGTCCCAGATGGAGCGTTCGTCACCGCTGGGTTTGACGGGTCGCGGTGGAGAGATGCGACGGCTGTCGTGGTCACTGAGATTGCGACGGGACGCCAGATGTTGTTGGGCTGTTGGGAGCGGCCCGAGAACGTCGAAGAGTGGGAAGTCCCTGAGCATGAGGTGACAGCGCTCGTTGTGGACATGATGTCACGGTTTGAGGTGTGGCGCATGTACTGCGATCCGTGGGGCTGGGATTCGACGATCGCCGCGTGGGCGGGCCGTTTCCCGGATCGGGTTGTGGAGTGGGCTGTTGGCGGCGGCGGCAGTTTGAGGCGTGTGGCTGCTGCGACGCAGGGTTATGCCGATGCATTGGCGACTGGTGACGCGGCGCTGGCTGCCAATGTGTGGCGGCCGAAGTTTGTTGAGCATATGGGTCATGCGGGGCGGCGTGAGCTGAAGCTGGTGGACGATACGGGCCAGCCTCTGTGGGTTATGCAGAAGCAGGATGGCCGTTTGGCCGACAAGTTTGATGCTGCGATGGCGGGGATGTTGTCGTGGGAGGCGTGTGTTGATGCGCGTCGTGATGGTGCGCGTCCGCGCCCGAAAGTGTTTGCGCCTAGACGGATCTACTAGTCGCCATAGAGACAGAGAGGGGGTCAGCTGTTGACTGCTTCAACGCCAGCGGAATGGCTCCCGGTATTGACGAAGCGTATCGACGACGGAATGTCGCGGGTGCGTTTGTTGGCGCGTTACTCCAATGGGGATGCTCCGCTGCCCGAGTTGACGAGGAACACGTCTGCGGCGTGGCGTTCGTTTCAGCGTGAGGCGCGCACCAACTGGGGTCTGATGGTGCGTGACTCTGTTGCTGACCGAATCATCCCGAATGGCATCACGGTTGGTGGTTCCGCCGATAGTGATTTGGCGTTACGTGCCCGGCGCATTTGGCGGGATAACCGCATGGATTCCGTGTGTAAGCAGTGGGTCAAGTATGGGCTGGACTTCGGCGAGTCGTATTTGACGTGCTGGCGTCGTGATGACGGTACGGCGACGATCACAGCTGACTCTCCTGAGACGATGGTTGTCAGTGTTGACCCGCTGCAGCCGTGGCGGATCAGGTCTGCGATGCGGTGGTGGCGGGACCTCGATGCCGAGTCGGATTTTGCGATTGTGTGGTCGGGTGACGGGTGGCAAAAGTTCGCCCGTCCGTGCTTTGTGCAGTCATCGTCCCGGCGCAGGCTGGTGACGCGAATCTCAGACTCGTGGGTTCCGGTTGGTGATGCTGTAGTGACCGGTTCGCCGCCGCCGGTGGTGGTGTACCAGAACCCTGATGGCATGGGCGAGGTGGAGCCTCACATTGACATCATCAACCGGATCAACCGGGCTGAGCTTCAGTTGTTGTCCACGATGGCGATTCAGGCTTTCCGGCAGCGGGCGTTGAAGTCGACGGAGCATGGGTTGCCGAAGGTCGATGAGAACGGCAACGCGATCGACTACGCCTCGATCTTTGAGGCCGCGCCGGGAGCGTTGTGGGAGTTGCCACCTGGGGTTGATATCTGGGAGTCCCAGGCGAACGACTTCACTCCGATGTTGTCGGCGATCAAGGAGCATATTCGACAGCTGTCGTCGGCGACCAAGACTCCGCTGCCGATGCTGATGCCGGACAGCGCGAACCAGTCAGCTGAGGGTGCGCACAACATTGAGAAGGGCTTCCTGTTCAAGTGTGAGGATCGGTTGTCGATAGCGAAGATCGGCCTGGAGGCCATCTTGGTTAAGGCGTTGCAGATTGAGGGCGAATCGGTTGAGGACACCGTTGATGTGTCGTTTGAGTCGCCTGACCGTGTGACGCTGGGGGAGAAGTATTCCGCAGCATCTCTGGCTAAGGCGGCCGGCGAGTCGTGGGCGTCTATCCGGCGGAACATCCTGAACTACAACGCCGATCAGATCAAGCAGGACGATCTTGATAGGGCGCGTGAGCAGATAACCCTGTTCGCCGGCAATCCGGTGCAGCGTCCCCAGGAAGATGGATCACGCTGAGTATGCGGCTGCGACCGCTGAACTGAGGCGCAGACTGCTCGAATATGTGTCCGCAGCGTGGACATCGGTAACACTGTCTGACAGTGGACTGCAAGAGCTGACATCTTCGGTGGCACCGGTTGTCCAAGCGGCCCAAGAGTCGATGGCTGCCATGACTTCGGTGTACATCGCAGAAGTCACCCAGCAGTCACCGGTGCAGGCCGTCGAGGTCTCCAAGATTCGCGGTGTGCCGTCGGAGACGGTGTACGCGCGACCTGTGATCACAGCACGTACGGCACTGTCGGAAGGTAAGAGCGTCGCGGCGGCACTCCGTGCCGGTCAGCGTCGTATCGAGAACCTGGCGGGCACCGACCTGCAACTAGCGAAGACGCACCAGGCTAGGGCGTCGTTCGCCCGCAGCGGCGTCCAGTTCTACCGCCGCGTCTTGACCGGCAACGAGAACTGCGCGCTGTGCGTCATCGCATCAACCATGCGGTACCGCAAGAACTCGCTGATGCCAATCCATCCGGGATGCGATTGCGATATCGACGTGATCCCGCCGGGGATGGACTTCGACACGATCAGCACGGAACTTCTCAACGAGACGCATGACCAGGTGAAGGCGTTCGCGGATATCGCAGACCGCGGCGGCCGCGCCGTTGACTACCGGAAGTTGATCGTCACCCGGGAGCACGGCGAGGTTGGGCCGGTCCTCGCGTGGCGTGACCAGAAGTTCTCAGGCCCCAGAAGCATCCAGCGCTGACCCCGGCGGTCTGGATAACGCACACATGTCCCGTAACGGGGCATGGCACATAGAAAACCCATCCGCAAAGGAAACAAACCCTCATGTCTGATGATGTGACAGCAGAAACGTCGGAACACAGCGCCGTAACGGAGCCAGTGGAACCGGCAGTCGACCAGGACACAACCGCCACGGTTGAGGAGCCAACGCAAGCTCCGAAACCAACCGAGACGGTCGAGTTCTGGAAGAAAATGGCCCGCAAGAACGAGGCGCAAGCCAAGGAAAACTTCGCGGACGCCAAGAAATGGCGGGAGTCGCAGGAAAAGATCGGCGACGACCCGCTGTCCCGGATCGAAGAACTGGAACGAAAGTTCGAGACGGCTGAGCGTGAACGCATCCGCAGCAATGTGGCGCGCGAAACGAAAGTCGACCCGGAGTTCATTCATGGCGATACCGAGGAAGAGATGCGCGAATCCGCCGACCGGTGGAATGAGTTCGTCAACAAGCGGATCGAAGAAGCGCTGAAGGCAAAGTTGGCGTCGTCGGCCGTGCCGACGTCGGAAGTCACATCAGACAAGAAGGTTGAAGGCCCGAAGCCTCTCACCCCCGCCGAGTACGCGGCGCTGCCGCCTGCCGAGCGGAAGAAAGCGCGCGAAGAGGGCCGCCTCGACAGCTATCTACGTGGAGAACTCCACTAACACAGAAGGGAGCCAAAAATGGCTTTCAACAACTTCATTCCCGAACTCTGGTCGGACATGCTCCTGGAGGAGTGGACCGCCCAGACCGTTTTCGCCAACCTCGTCAACCGCGAGTACGAAGGCACCGCAAGCAAGGGCAACGTGGTGCATATCGCGGGCGTGGTGGCACCTACCGTCAAGGACTACAAGGCCGCTGGCCGGCAGACCTCGGCGGACGCGATTTCCGACACCGGTGTCGATCTGCTCATCGATCAGGAAAAGTCGATCGACTTCCTCGTCGATGACATCGACCGTGTTCAGGTCGCCGGGTCGCTGGAGGCCTACACCCGTGCTGGTGCCACGGCCCTGGCCACCGACACCGACAAGTTCATCGCTGACATGCTGGTGGACAACGGGACCGCGCTTACCGGTTCTGCTCCCTCGGATGCTGATGATGCGTTCGACCTGATCGCCAAGGCGCTCAAGGAGCTGACGAAGGCGAACGTCCCGAACGTGGGGCGTGTCGTTGTCGTGAACGCGGAGATGGCGTTCTGGCTGCGTTCATCCGGGTCGAAGCTGACCAGCGCGGACACCTCCGGCGACGCTGCTGGTCTGCGCGCGGGCACCATCGGGAACCTGCTGGGTGCTCGGATCGTGGAGTCGAACAACCTGCGGGACACTGACGATGAGCAGTTCGTCGCGTTCCATCCGTCGGCTGCTGCGTATGTGTCGCAGATCGACACCGTTGAAGCGCTGCGCGACCAGGACAGCTTCTCCGACCGTATCCGCGCTCTGCACGTGTACGGCGGCAAGGTTGTTCGCCCGACTGGTGTGGTCGTCTTCAATAAGACGGGCAGCTAGCCACAGCGATGTTGCTTGCTACCGCCGATGACGTTGCTGCGGCGCTCGGATTGCCGAGCGCCGCAGCGCTCACACCGGAGCAGTCTTCCCGTGTGGATGGCGTGCTGGGCCGTGTCAGTGACACCTTCCAGCGCGTCACCGGGCTGGTGTTCACCACCGGGGCCACTCAGGTGCGGGCGCAGGTCGTCAATGGGCGCGTGTGGCTGCCTGGCGTGGTGGATGAAGTCGAAGCAGTCACGCTTACCGGTGGAGAAGAAGTCGACTTCAACCAAGACGGTAACTATGTGGATGTCACCAGAAATGGGTGTTCGCTCGTTACCGGCACAGTGGTGATCGTCGAATATGTTGGCGGAGGTGTGCCCGACTCTGTAACAGAGTTTGTGGCTGCGGTCGCCGCACGCCACCTTACGGTGACGCCGGGTTCGGTTTCATCGCAGGCGGTATCGCTGACGGCAGGGCCGTTCACCCAGCGGAACGCAGAGTGGGTGTCCGGGACGGCAGTGTTCACCCGGGACGAGTTAGAAGATGCGAAACGGTTCGCCAACCCTGCACCTACGATCACGATTCACCGGCTATGACGTTTCCAACCGCGTACACGGTGACGCATTACCCGCACGTCGGTGACTCGACGGATGGATTGGGGAACACGGTTCCCCAGTTCGGTGCCGGGGTGTCTGTTCCGGTGATCCAACTTGCCCCGCATGTGCAGGTGGTGGGGACGTATTCGATTGTGGAAACCGAAACGATCGATGTTGACCTGTACTTGCCGCCCGGTTCACCGGTGAAGGTGAAAGACCGTGTGGGGTACGGGTCAGATGTGTTCGATGTGGTTGCGGTTCGTGACTGGAACATGGGTTTTCACGGTTGGGCGCCGGGTTTGGTGGCAGAACTTCGGAAGGTGTGATGAATCGTGGCTAACGGTCCAACGAGGAAGAACCCTTTGGCGAAGTTCGGTGTGCGGCTGGACGATTTCGACAAACTGCCTGAGGTGAATCAGGGCGTCAACGAGTTCATGGACGAGGTTGTTGCCGCGTGGAAGAACAATTCTCCCGTGGGCACCGGCGCTTACCGTGATTCTGTTCAGGTGACGGAACGGTCCACGAACAAGGGCCGCGGGAAGGTCGGCGCGACTGATCCGCAAGCGCATCTCGTGGAGTTCGGGTCGGCGCACAACGACGAGTACGCGCCGGCGCAGAAGACAGCTAAACAGTTCGGCGGCACCGCGTATGGTGACTGATTCAGCGCCGAGTATCCACCGTGTGTTGGTGGCGTGGCTGTCCCCTTTGGGGAAGGTTTCTACTCGCCGCTTGTCGGGTGATCCGTTGCCGCATCGTGTGGTTCGCCGCGTCGATGGGCGTGATGTTCCCGAGGAAGGCAGCGATGTGGCTGTTGTGTCGGTGCATACGTTCGCCGCGTCTGATGAGGCCGCTGAGAATGAGGTCGAGTTGACGCACCAACGAATGCTGGAGCTTGTCGTTAACCCGCTGACGGAGATACCGGTCGGCGGTGGTGTGGTGGCGCGTATCGACTATGCGCGTGTGCTGATGAAACCGGTCCTCGTCGAGTATGACGACGACGGCCACTTGGTGCGGCATGTGGGCCGCTACGAGATCGGTGTTCAGTACATCTAATTGAAGTTTCAGCCCTGACAAGGGGCCTGGCGGATAGTGCCGGGTCCCTTTTTGTTCGCCGGAAATTTTCGCAATCCGGTCCCTTATCCAAAATGAGAGGAGCGTCCCTATGACGCAGCCATTGACCGGCACCGACTGGAGCGCCGGCGGATTCACTGACATTCACAAGCCGTTCATCGAGCGTGGCGGGCTGCAGGCGGTGTTCATCCGCGACAATCGCGGTGCCGCGACGGACATGTCGCCGTTCGAGGATGATTGCGTGACGGTGAAGTGGTCGCCGTTCGCGCAGGACGGCAAGCTTCGCGATGACCTGTTCATTCGCCGGAAGGTGAACGGCAAGTACGAGTACAACACTGACCCGAATGAGGGTTGGTGGCACATCGGATGCAACCCTGAGGATGGCGGTGCGGAGCGTGAACCTGATGTCACCTCTGACGATCTGATGGTGTTGCAGTCGAAGTTCCCGGTCGATTCTGAGGTGACGGAAAAGTCGTACTCGGTGCGGTTCGTGGCGCTCGGTACTGCTGATCCGCTGATTCACCGGCTGGAGTCGGAGTTGCCGTTGTGCGACAACGCTGGTAATCCGCTGGTCGCGCTTCCCGGTACCCCTGACTATGGTGAGGGTCCGCTGCTGGACGCTGACTCGGCGGAGTACCAGCTGCTGCTGCTGTACGCGCGCCGCACCTCGGGCGGGTTCATTTACCGCGCTGAGGGATACCCGGCGGTGAAGCTGGACGACCAGGCGTCGAAGCAGCGTTCCAAGACCGACCCTGACACGGCGGACCTGACGTACAAGGTGCTGCCGAATGAGTACTTCATGCGGCCCGACCCGGCGGGAACGATCGCTCTGGTTCCCGGCTACTTCTATGTGTGGATGGGTGGCCCCGGATGGGCTGAGCAGTACTCGGACGGCAGCTAGCCGGTAAGTCGTCCTGCCGGGTGGGTTGGTTTGGGGCTGGCACCCACCCGGCAGGCACCACACAAAGCCAGCCCACCGCCCCTGTATCAACCCCTTTTTGAAGGAAGCCCCTGATGAAGAAACCCGAGAACAATGGTGCCGCCGCGCGTGAACAGGCCACCGAGTTCGACTCACCATTCGCCGATCGTGTTCTGCGCTTCGACGACGGCAGCACCATGACAATCCCCCCGCACCCCAACCTTCGGATGCTCGACGATGATGCGCTGGAAGCGTACGAGGCGTACCTCGAAGAGATCGAAACCTATGACCGGGAACCTGACCTGTATATCCCTGAACGAGATGGTCCTGCCGGCGGAGACCCGTCCCGGCGCGGTCAAGGGGCCGCCGTATTTCAAGGACGGTAAGCGTGTGTCGCCGCCGCGTGAGGTGCGGATCGTTCAGGTCGTGTTGGGCATGGACTCCTACGAGGTGTTGCGGTCGAAGCAGATCAACGGTCGTGCTGCTGGCGCCCGGGATGTGTGGCGGGCGTGGACCGAGCAGGGTTTCACGATTGCGGAACGAGCTGAGTCCGACTCGAAAAGTGATGGAAGCTCAGTGGTTCTGGAGACTGTACCCGAGGCAGATAGCGAGTGACCTGCGGCGCTTTTTCGGGTTGAGTGTTTCGGATTGGCATCAGGGCAGGTTGTCCAGTTTGGAGTTTCTGGACCTGTTCGGGGTGCGGTTCGTGGACAACGCTGAAGAACGTGTTCGGGAGTTGTATGTGGATTTCGCGCCGGTCAATGGCGCGGTGGCGCGTGCTGTTCGCGGGGGCCGCTGGTCTGAGTCGGAGTTGATTGCGGCGGAAACATACAACGAGATTGCCCGGTTCAGGGCGTCATTCCATGCATCGAGAAGCCGCAAAGCGGCGTATGAGCCGTTCGCTTTCGAGGACCCGGTTGATCGGTTGGAGAAAGCGAAAGCGTCGGTTGAGGCGCACGAGTTGCAGCGTGAGGTTGAGGCCGATCTGTTCGGCTGGTGACGGGAGGTGAGTGTCTGATGCCGATCTACGTGGACATTATTTCTCGTCTTGATGAGCGTGCTGCTGCGGTGGCGGCGAAGAACATTGAGCGTGAGATGGCCGCTGCTGGTGCTCGTGGCGGTTCGGCTGCTGGCCGAGCGATCGGCGAGAACGTCACCAAGGAGGCGGCTGCCGCTGGGCGTAATGCTGGTGAGCAGTTGTCACGTGAGGTTGATCGTGCGACGAAGGCCGCGGGTTCTCGCATTGTGGATGGGTTCGCGGCGAATGGTGTGTCGGCGGGCCGGGGGTTTGGTTCGTCGTTCAGTTCGTCTCTTGCGTCGTCGTTGCCTGTGGCGGGCCGGTTTTCGTCTGCCCTGTCGGGGTATGAGGGTGCGGCGTCGAAGGCTGGCGCGTTGGCTGGCCGCGCGTTGGGCACCGCGTTCACCGCGGCCGCGACAGGCATCATCGGCGCCGCCGGTGTTGCCCTGTTCAAGGGTTTCGACAGGTACAAGTCTCTTGATGCGACGTCGCATCGTCTTGCCGCGATGGGGAACAGCGCCGAGCAGGTTAAGACGATCATGTCGGATATCAACGAGGTGGTTGTTGGGACTCCGATCGCGTTGGATGAGGCGGCAAAGGCGGCTACTCAGTTCCTTGCCGGTGGGGTGAAGCAGGGCCGCCCGTTGCAGGCGGCGTTGACGGCGATCGCGGACGCTGCCGGTGCGTCAGGGCAGAAGTTCGGCGACCTAGCCGTCATCTTCAACCAGGTGTTCAACAAGGGCAAGCTGCAGGCCGAAGAAATGTTGCAGCTCAATGAGCGTGGCATCAATGTTCAGGCGGCGTTGCAGAAAGAGTTCGGCCTGACGAGCGCCGAGATTCAGAAGATGTCGAAGGACGGCACAATTTCGTTCGGCATGCTTGTGCAGGCGATTGAGGGCCAGTTCGGTGGCATGTCGAAGAAGCTGGCCGACACCGTTGACGGCGCCTTGTCGAACATGAACGCCGCTGTGGGCCGTGTTGGGGCGAACTTCATTTCGGCTTTGTTTGGTGACCCGTTGGACACGACTGAGGGTCCCGGGGCGCTTGCGAAGTCGATCAACAATGTGACCGACAAGCTGAATGACCTGAACGCGTGGATCGTTGCCCACAAGGACGACATCAAGGATGCGTTCGAGGGCGCGGTCGAGACTGCGCAGGATCTGTGGGATGCGCTGTCAAGCGTGGTCGAAATGCTGGACCGGATAGGCATCAGCGTTGGTGATGTAGTGACCGCGTTTATGGCGTGGAAGGCTATCGCCGGTGTTACCGCGTTGACGCAATCCCTTTCAACAGTGAGCACTACCCTGGCGGGGCTTCCCGCGACTGCCGATAAGTCGGCTAAGGGAATCTCTGCTGCGCTGTCGCGGGTGGCGGTCCCGGCGTGGTTGGCGTTCCTGGTCGCGCAGAACGGCCCTGAGATTGAGCAGGCCATTCAGAACGCGATTCCTGGCGCGGAGAATTGGAATCATTCGAACACGCCAGACCAGTTGGGGCGCAGAGCCCGTGAGTGGTGGGACCGCAACATTCAGGGCGGCACGGGGGTTGATCCGCAACCGTCGCCGTTGCCGCAACTTGGCGGCGGGCCTGGGCCTGGCACGCCAACGGTTGGTGGTATCCCGATTCCAGGGCTTGCTGGTCCGAACTCGAACGGTCCAGCGTCCCCGTTCGGCAACCTTCCCGGTCAGGTTCCATTGGATGTTTCCGTGGAGGACCGACGCGGACGCCGTGGCGGTGGTGGTGCTGCTGCTGATGCGGGTCATGATGGTCCGTTGGCTGATCTGTTTCCGGGCGCTGCGGGTAGTGCCGACGGGTCGTCGTCTGGCCCGAAGTTGCCGGATGCACCGGTGTTGCCGTATGACACGACGTTGCCGCCGGGGATTCCAGGCATGCCGCAGGACGCTGCCGTGTTCTCCGCTGAATCGTCGTATCTGGATGCCCGCCACAAACTGGCGGAGAAGCGTGCCCGCGCAGCCCAGTTGGAGCAGTCCACCGAGGCAACCGAAGAGGACCGGCTCAAGGCCCGTAACGATGTGATCGAAGCGGAACGTGACCTTCAGGCCGCCGAGATGCGCATGTCGGATGCGCGGGCGAATCAGTACGAGAAGCTGACGAAGCAAACCGATCAGCACGCCAAGGATTTGGGGCAGATCGGCGCCAAGCTTGATCAGGATTTCGGTATCTCGAAGGGTTTGGCGGGGATCGCGGAGAACATCACGAAGTTCGTGGCGAACCTTGCCGCGGCCCCGTTGTTGGGGCAGTTGCAGGCCATTTCGGCGTACAACCCGACCCAGGGCGGGCACGGTTTGATGGGTGTCCTTGGCGCGCAGGGTGTGTTCGGTCCGCAGTACCAGAATAACCAGTACGACCGGGGTTCTTACCCGTCGGCCGGTGCGACCGGTCCGTACGCGTTCGGCGGGCAGATGGGTGCCGGTACACCGCTGAGCATCAGTCAGATCGACCAGATAGCAGCCCAGTTCGGCCTGACCAAGTCGTCGGGAACTCGCCCCGGTGATGACGGATACCATGGCAAGGGACTTGCTGGTGACTACTCCGGTAGCCCGCAGTCGATGCGCGCGTTCGCCGACTACATGGCCGCCAACTACGGCAGCAGCCTGCTCGAACTCATTCACGATTCGCCGGGGTTCGCCTCGAACATCAAAAACGGCAAGGGCGTCGGCAAGTTCGGCGACTTCTACACGCTCGGGCAGGCTGGGCGTCACGACGATCACGTGCATATCGCCGCCGACGGTCAGTTGTCCGGTGGCTCGGGCAGCGGGCCGGTGCCGGTCAACGTTGTCAACGGCAACACGCTACTCAGCGGGTTCAACTGGGATGCGGTCGCCGCCAAGGAATCGGGCGGCAACTGGGCCAACGCCGACACCGGGCGAAACGGGCACTACGGCGGGCTTCAGTTCTCGCCGTCAACGTGGAATGCGTACGGCGGGCAGGAATTTGCGCCGATGCCGCACCTCGCCACGCGCGAGCAGCAGATGGCGGTCGCCGACCGTACGGCGTTCTACGGCTACAACGGCACACCGCCGCAGGGGCTCGGCGCGTGGGAGGTGATCACCAACGGCTCGACGGCGCCCTATGGCATCACGGCCAATTCGCGACCGCCCGCGTTCGGCGGCGGCGGCGCGCTGCCGTTTATGGGCGCTGGCGCCCCGCAGTCGGCGCCGTTCGCCTCCACCCGCTACGGCGGTGTTGAACCGTACGCCGGGGCCGGGTCCGGCGGGATCGGCATGGACGGTGGCGGCGCGCTCGGAATGGCGGTGCAGGCCGGCGGGATGGCGCTCGACGCGATGGCACCCGGCGCGGGCCAGGCCGCTCAGACCGGGGTGAAGCTGATCAACCGTGCCATCGAGTACGGCGGCCAGGTCGCCGCGATCGGCGCCCAAGGGTTGATGGAAACGTTCCTACCCACGGGTGGATCGGATTTGGCGAACAACAACTGGATCACCCGCATTGCGGGTGGTTTGGCGGGTGCGGCCCCGGCTTTGCCGAACCTTGCCGGTCAGGCGTCCCAGCAGCGCAAGGACATCGACCCGCAAGCCACAGGCCAGGGCCAAACCCAAGTCAACCAGGGCGACACCAACATCACGGTCAACAACCAGCGTGCCACCGAAGACGGCACAGGCCGCGACATCGCCTATCACCTGCAAAACCAGTACGTCATGCCGGGAGGGTAAATGGCTAAGAAGCATTACCCCGCAACGGATGTAACCCCCCACGGCTGGTACGACCTCGCCAAGGGCGAGAAGCCGATGATGTGGCTCGACGCCTACGACAAGTCGATCACTTTCCACATGATGGGCGGGATGTCGGTCCCCGACCGGGTTACAGCCCCGGAGATGGTGCACCTCACCTCACTCAAGGGCCTGATCCCGCCGTGGAAACACATCGACCAAAAGGGCGCCACCGAGGATGGCATCACCAACATTGATGCGCTCTACGACCCGATCGAGGTCGAGGTCGGGGTGGAATGCCGTGGCCGGTCGCCGAAGTGGACGCGCCGGGTCTACCGCGATCTGGTCGCGTCGATCGACGCGAAGCAGGAATCGACGCTGAACTTCCTCACCCACGACATGGGTCATTGGTGGGCGCCGGTCCGATGGTTCCAAGGAGCGCCGCAAGCACCGTTGGAGATCGGGAAGCGGCAGCGTGAAAGTCTTCGTTTGCGGGCCGATTCTGGGTTCTGGCGGACCTACGACTACACGGCGAGTTTCCAGTTCGAGTACGAGTCGATGACCGACACGTTCAACTACGACACCACGAGCAGTCAGGACCTCGGCGCGGATTGGCCGCTGTACTACGAGGGTGACGGCGGCGGATACATCTACGCCAACGGTGACCAGGCCAGGTGGCGGGACGACCCGGATGATCCTCTGACCACCGGGACCCGCGAAGTGGTGTGCGGCCCGTACAAGGACTTTGACACTGACACCGACAACCAGGTTGTGTCGATGGTGCTTGGTGGGTTTCAGGAGTGGAGTGTCCCTGATAGTGGGGCGAATGACCTGTGGGCGCGAATGGGCCGCGACAGCAACGGCGACTGGGACGGTAACGGTGTCCGCATGCGGGTGCAGGGCAACTGGATCAAACTGTCGAGGTTCAACAACTTCTCGCAGACAGTAATGTTTCAACGGCCGCTGCTGGTGGCTCCGCTGATCGGGGAGAAGTTCACCCTGGTCGCGGGTTATGAGGGTAATCCCCGCATGTTCAAGGTGCTGCGTAACGGGTTGCCGATCCTGTCGCACAAGGAAACCGGCACCGGTAGTGAACTCGGCCCGGACTATCGGGGCATCGGGTTTGGTATGCAGGCCGGTGGCGCGTTGATCACGCAGGCAACACCAGCTCCGGTGCGGAAAGTGTCGGCGGGCGACAACGCGAATGTCACCCAATCAGGTTTTGTGCCGATGGTCAACGTTGGTGACCAGAAAATGTATTGGGATGCCACGGTGTTCGGTCCGGGCACGTTCCGGTTGTACGACGGCCCGGGTGCGGATGAGTATGTGGAGTTCGGTCCGCTGCTGCCGAATCAGATTGTGTTCCTACGTACCGACCCGCGCTCACAGACGACTCTGGTGCAGGATTTGACGTCTGTGCCGCCGTCGCCTCAGGAGCTGAACATCTTCCAACAGGCCGTGAAGTCGTTGTTGTCGTTCTTCTCTGAGCAGAACGCGTTCACCGATCAGATCGGTTCAATGTTCGGGATTGTTCCGCCGCAGGGCAACTTCTACAAGTACCTGTCGGGGCGGTTCAGTGAGAACGCGGCGATCCCCGCGAAGTCGCCTGGCGAACCGGCGCAGCAATTTTTCGTGAAGACAGAAATTGTTGGTGGCAACGCTGACTCGAAGGTAATTCTTTCGGGGACTCCGTTGCGCCGCTACCCAATGTAGTTCACCGACTGCTGTTTGACAGCCCCGTGGTTTTTCTGGCTCGTGGGGTGAATTGGTGATGCCCGGAAAGGAGGGGATGACGGTTGTCGAAGTTTGAACGCGAAACCGCCGCATGGCAATCCGCCCTCCAGTCCGGCGACCCCAACAGGATCGCACGAACCGCGCGGGCGTTGGCGGAACGCAAATCGAAGGTAGACACGTCGTTCCGGTTCACGGTGTGCGACAAATTCTGGCAGCCGATGGGCTCGGTTGGTGGCGACCTGATCGAGGCGTCGGGTGCTGACCCGCGCAACGATGTGGAAACCGGCCGGATCGTACTCAAAGGGAACAGTCCCCTCATCCCTTTGTTCATGGACTGCAAAAAGACGATGGTAGGTGTCATCGTCGAGACAGCGGGTTTGCGGTATGCGTTCTACACGAAGAACCACACCTACGAGTACCGTGACAGCGCATGGACCGGCACCGCTGAACTGCGCGGTATCCGCGACATCCTCAACTACTACGTGATTTGGCCGTCGTGGTGGCTGCCGATTCAGGCGCAGCCGTTCTCACACGCGGTGTTCGTGTGGGCGTTGCAAACCGTCGTTGAGAACATGGTCGCAGAATGCGCTCTGCGGTTGCAGTCCGGGTGGCTGGAGTTCATCAACAACGGCTTGTCGTTGAACCCGGATATCCGGGCATGGTTCGGCACTGTGTTGCAGGCGTTGTCGCGTGATGGGTTGTCGGTGCAGGCGTTTACCCGCATGCTGCGAACCCCGGTGTATGTGTCACGCACCAATCCGTTGTTGGACACGTCGCCGATGGTCGCGCGGACAGTGCGGATGGAAACCGTTCAGGCCGTCATCAAGGACGTTACCCAGTCGTACGGTGTGGATACTCGCATGGATTTGTGGCTGCCGGGTGATCCGCAGCCTGACCGGTGGGCGAACCTGGACCAGCCTACCTACGTGTTTTCCACAGTGGACCGGTCGCAGATCACTGGCCCGACGAAAACCGTGCTGGATTCGGTGCTGCGCACCACGATTGACCTTGGCGGGTCGCTGGGGGACATCTTCAAACCTGTCATCAAGCAGGTTCCCGGCATGGATGGCGTGTTTTATGCGCCCGCGTTGGGTGTGGATTTTGAGCAGCCGTACGCGTATTTCGTGGCGCCTGAGCCGGGTGAGGACACCGGCATCGATGCATGCACGATCACTGACCACACCCCCGAGGGTTGGCAGCACATCATTGGTGGGCGTTCCCCAAAGTGGTTGAACGACCTGATGAATGCCACCTTCGCATGGCTTATCGACTCGCTGATGATCGTCGTCGGATTCACCGGCATACCGTCCGATCTGCTGTCGGGGTTCCTGAACAACAGCTTCCTGGCGTTCCAGTTGATTCAACACTACGACCGCCGTGACGAAGTTGGCCCGTACCATCCGGCGATCGAGCGGTTCTATCCGACAGCCTCAGCGCCGTACAACATCGAGACAGTCTTTGCATTCATCAACGCTTTGTTTGATTCGCAGGGTAAGACGACGGCGACGGTGCAGTTCCGCAACGGTGCCCAGTATGCGTTGGGGCGTGACGTGTTTCGTGGCGGCCTGATGTCGTTGGTGTTCATGTCTCGTACCCGCATGGTGACTGACTACATCGAGAATGTGATGTGGCGGGTTACCCAGGATGAGCGGAAGGTTCTTCTGCAAATGGGGGATGGCCGTAAGTCGGAGGCCCCGTTGGCGAAGCATCAGCGGTTCATCACGGGGATTTTTGAAACGTTGTCGGTGCTCACACTGTCACCGCAGGGATAGCGTCCCCAATCCTATTTCTTCTGCAACTCGCCCAACATTGAATGGAGCGTGCCCTAATGTCGTGGCCTTTGAACCCCGCTGGGACTCATTACTTGTTTGAGGGAATCGTGGAGATTCCTGTCGATCCGACTGCTGGCGCGGCGATCCTCCAGTTGCGGCCGCAGGGCGGTATCGGTGTTGGCGTGCCCGCGATCGAGAAGGGCGAACCGGGTGTTCCCGCCACGTTCGATACGACAGTGAACCTGACGGAGCTGGACCCGGACGACCCAACCCCGGCGGAAGCGTCGTTCACCGAGATCACACCGCCGTCCACTTCCACGCCTGGCGTGTACCGGTTGAACCTCGCCCTGCACGCGGGTGCGAAGGGCGCGGATGGTGAGGCGGTGTGGGACCCAACGGATGTGGACCCGTCCCCAGTCGCGGGGCAGGTGCCGGTGGTGAACTCGACCGCTGACGGGTTCGTGTTGGCGGCGCAACGTGTGGGGGATCGGTATGTTCCGGCGTCGATCAGCAACACCGCCTCGGGCAATGCGAACTCGACTCTGGCCCAGGTGTCGATCCCGGCGCAGCCGTTCGATTGGCGGCCGCGCGTGCAGGGCTACACGGTCGTCACCGGTGAGGGAGCCGATGTTCGGGTTGATCTTGTGGCCCGTTTGAACGGTGAGACTGGCGGCAACGTGATCGGACGGTGCCCCGGTGTGGCGCAATCGGAGCGGCTGATCCTGGTGGCGGGACCTGCGGCGGGTTCATCGGATGGGTTTGATCGTGTGACGGCCGGTACACCGGCGACGATCTATTTCCGGTGTGAACGGCAAGCAGGTTCGGTGACGTACACGACTTCCGCTTCCACGTCGATGTTTTCGGTTGAGGTTCTTCCGCTGTCATGACGTCATCGTTTGATCCGTTGCCGGAGTGGGCGCATGCGGTGCCGTCTGAGCCGGGTATTCACCCGGAGCAGTCGGCGTTGCAGTGGCAGCGTCCGTTCACTGTTCAGCAGCTGCTTGAGATTGGTGAGCAGTTCATTGAACAGTTTTTGGCGTGGGTGGTGCGCGCTGTTGCTGGGGTGTTCATCCCTGGTGAGGCGTCGTTCGACCAGCTGCGCGACTGGGCGTTGAACATCCCCATTCTCGGGGACATCATTCAGGCGATCACCGGCCTTGTGGGTGGCGGGATTGAGGAACTAACACAATTCTTCAACAATATCCGCAACTTCTTCCGGTCTATCGACTTCAACAATCCGAGCTTCAACCCGCTTCAGGCGGCGGCGCAGTTGGTGAATATCATCCTGGCCCCGCTGCGGAATGTCTTGCCGCGGCTGTTGACGTTCCTGCCTATCGGTGCGATCACGGCGCAGACACCGAACCTACTGTCGGCGCCGAAGTTCGCTGCCGATTCCGTGGATTCGGGTTCGGAGTGGGTTGTCGACCCTGACAAGTCGCATGCGAGCGACGGCACGGGCGCGGTGCGGGTCATCGCGAACGGGAAGCTGCATGCTTTGCGTTCGGGTGAGGATGCCACGGACATTCTGGGTGTCGGCGCGGGGCAGACGGTGGACATTTCGGTGTACGTCAGCCATGAGGGGTATTCGGGTTCGGGTGATCCGATCCGGCTGGATGTGGTGCCGTTTGTGGACGGTGTTGCGCAGGCGCCGGCTTCGGTTGTGACGTATACGCCGCAATCGCAGGATGCGGACTGGACGTTGATGGCGGGCCAGTATGTGGTGCCCGATGGTGTCACTGGTATTCAGTTGCGCTTGGTGGTGGATGCGGGTGCCGCGGCGGGAACTGTGTGGTTCGACGATGCCGTGGTGAAGCAGACGGGTTCGATTCGCCCGGAGTGGGTTGAGGGTCTGTCGGATATCGTTTCGTCGATTCGTAGCAGTGTGCAGCTAGTCATCGATACGGTGGTGAACGCCATTCGCCGGGGTGCCACGGTGGTTGGTAGCACGCTTGAGGATTTGTTTGACGCGCTGCGGAACATCAACCCGGCGAACATCATCGGCTTGTTGGGGCCTGCTGATCTGCGGGAGACGATCCAGGAAATCGTCAACACCGTTGTGGGTGGGATTCTGAACATTCCCAACGCGGCGGGGCACAGCATCGCCGACCTGTTCAACTACATGCAGACGGTGGCGTCGAACGCGCTTGCGGGGTTGTTCTCGTGGGCGACCCTCGGTATCCGAACCAACAAGCCCGCCGATGGTGGCCTGCTGCCGTCGGAGCGGTCAAACTTCCCGCTGTCCAACATCTCTGATGAGTTGGTGGCTACACAGTCGGCGTCGCTGATCGGCCTGGACTTCATTGAAGAAGACATGCCGTTGGGCGTGGTGTCATGGATCGGCTACGGCGTCGCGGGTATCACCGAGTTCTACGTGAACATCTGGAAGGTGAACACCACGACTGGTGATTTCACCTTGGTTCACCATTCACCGAACATCGTGGGCATCCTGGAGGGAACATCTTCTCCGGGCGCGTTCATTTCCTACGAGTTGGCCGAGCCGCTGCCCGTGGTGGCGAGTGAGGTGTACGCCTATGAGCTTGTCCCTGTTGGCGGGACGCACACAGTTCAGGGCAGGGTGGCGAACCTTCCGCAGCATCCCACGGCGCAGATTGTTTCGCTTGCGGCGACCAGGAACAACACGTCGCCAGATTCCCCGCCGTCTTCGATTGCGAAAGCGAGCGTTACCCGTTCGGGGAATGTGCCGTGGATCGGAATTGCGGTCGATACCGGTTCGGGTGGGGATCACCACGACCCGCTGAGGGTGTATCTCGGCACGTCTGCCACGACGATCCCGATCCCGAACTGGTGCAACTACGTCGATGTCGTGGGCATTGGCGGCGGTGGTGGTGGCCAGCAGGGTCTGCTGCTCGGACTGAACGGTGCCCCGGGTCGCCCGGGGTTGTTCAACTCCACGACATGGGTTCGCGACACAGACTTTTCGGGTTCATCCACCATCATCACATTCACACCCGGCGCTGGTGGCACGGGCGGTGCTGGTTCCGGCGCGGCCGGTGGCAACACCACCATTTCCATCCCCGGCGCAACCCTCACTTGCGCTGGCGGTGCGGGTGGCGACGGTGTCGGGTTCCTCACCGCCCCCGTGGGTCGCGGCCCCGGCTCATACACCTTCAACGGGCAAGAGTATGTCGGCGGCAAGGACCAGAAGGTTCTGGGCGGTGACGGTGTCCCGGCCGGTGGTGCGGGTAATGGTGGGCGCGGCGCGCTGGCCTCATTCGAGGGCGGCGGTGACGGTGCGCCCGGTGGTGCGTGGGTATTTTTCCGGCCCGATCCGCTACCTGATCCCGATCCGGTGGACCTGACGCCCCCGACCGCTCCGACGCTGGTCGAGTTGGTGGATTCAACATTCAGCTCACTCACAATCACATGGTCTGGAGCGACAGACGAATGACAATTCAAGGCTATTTCGTGTACGCCCGGGAGAAGGCTGCGGGTGGGGATTTCGTGCAGTTGAATTCCTCGCCGGTGCTTCCTCCGTTCGCGCACAACGGACTTCAGTCCGACACGGCGTACGAGTTCTATGTGCAGACAATCGACAATGCGGGTTGGGTGTCTGAGCCGTCTGACGTATACGAGTTCACCACCCCCGCACATGAAGAGGGCGACCTGTTGTCCCCGCAGGATCAGGCTGCGGTGGACGCGATCGTTGAGGAGTCGCGCGCGGAGTCCGGCCAGCCGGGGGTCATCGTGCAGATCACCGGCCCGCGCGGCAGCTACGCAAAGGCGTATGGAACGTCGGTGGGCGGCGCCGCTCGCCCGCTGACGCTGGATGACCATTTCCGCATGGGCAGTTCTACGAAGATGTTCACGGTCGTGGCGTTCTTCCAAGCGGTCGACAAGGGTCTAATCACCCTGGAGGACACACTCGAGCAGTATGTTCCGGGTATCCCAAACGGCACGGTGATCACGATGGCGAACATGCTATCGATGCGGTCGGGGATCGCCGAGTACACGGCTGGTGCGAACGCCATCTTCTACACCCTGTTCCCAACGTGGCCGTGGAAGGGTGCAGAAGATTTCTTGTCGACCATGAAGGGCAAGCCGAAATTCTATCCCGGCACCGACTACGCGTACACCAACTCCAACTTCTCGTTGATCGGCATGGTGCTGGAGAAGGTCGACCCCGAGCACCGCACGATCAAACAGATTATCACCGAAGACATCATCGAGCCCTTGGGATTAACCGAAACGCAGTGGCCGCCGACCGGTCCATGTCCGGCGCCCACAACGCGATCCGACAACATCAACCCCAACTTCCTGAACAGTGCCGGGGCGCTGTCCACGAACATCAACGACTACACAAAGTTCATTCAGGCCATCCGCGATGGCGAGTTGATAAGTGAAGAGTCGCACGATGTTTGGATGCGCACCTATTGGAGGTACCCGAGCGGGTGGGACAAGTTCGCGAAGGGCTACTACATTCCGACCGATTACTACTACGGGTACGGGATGGAGAATTTCGGGACGTGGTACGGGCATCCAGGGGCATTCTCGGGTGGCTGGGAGGCGTCAGTGTTCTTCGAGCGCGACTCCGGGGCAACGATCGCGGTTCACGAGAACATCAACACCACCGACCCGATCTTGGCGGCGCAGACCCGAATCTGGGTTCGGCTGGCTGAGACGCTGTATCCGGGGACGATCACGAATGACCAGAACTGGCCGGTTCCTCCGGCCCCGGTGGATTTGGGTTTCGATGCTGTGTCGGACCCGTTGTCCGGGTTTGGCAGTGCAAGCAAGTCGTTCACGGCGTCTGCCGGGTCGACAGTGTTTGTGGTGATGTCGTGGGACCGTTCGGGTTCTGCTCCGTCGGTCACGTACGCCGAGGGTGGCGGCGCACTGGTCGGGTCGGTGTATCACAATGACAGTGCTTCGAACGGTGGGTTGGCGATTTACCGCATGGACAATGCTGGTTCCGGGTCCGCGAAGACTGTGAAGGTGAAGGGGCCGGGATGGGTGAGTGCTTACGCGATCTCGTTCAAGAATGTGGTGTCGGTTGGTGAGGCTGATGCTGCGTTCGGTAACGGGACTGCGCATTCGCAGGCGGTGACGGTTCCTACTGGCAGTGTGACTTTGCAGGCGTTCGGCGCTGGTGGTGGCGGTGGCCCGTCTTACGATTTGACGTCGGTTGTGGGTGCGCGTGTGCGGGCAAAGCAGGAGGGCACGAACCCGCTGTTGTGTGTGAACACCACCACGAACACGGGAACGGTGAATGCGACGTCGACGCAGAGCAATAAGTGGTCGGCGTTGGCGGTGAACCTGCAAATCGGGGCGGGCTGATGGCGGGCTGGTGGGCCGAGGTCCACGCCCACTTCGGTGTGACCATCGACCCGGAGGTCGGGTTCACTTATGGTGGGCCATCCCAGGAGTTCGGTGTCGTTCTCACCCCCGAGCTGGGCATGTCGGCGGTGGCACGCAACACCGCCACGTTCGGTTTGGTGCTGCCAACCGCGGTGGGGATGAGCGGCGGCGGGAAGAGTGTCGCCTCGTTCGGGGTGACGTTGAATCCGTACATTGCGATGCGTGAACCTGGCGGGTTTACACCACTGTTCCCGTCCGAAGAGCTGTTCCCCTCGACGTCGCTGTTCCCGACGCCGCGCAGTCAGCGCCCAGGGTTTGGGATGACCCTCACCCCGACAGTCGGTTTCGGGTCTGCGGGCGTGCGGTATACCCGCGAGTTCGAGGTGAGCGTTTCCCCGTCGGTGGGAATGTCGGCGTCGGAGCGGTACGCGTCGGTGTTCGACGTGGAGATCACGCCGCAGGTCGGCATGTCGGCAGTGGAGCGGTATGCCCGCACGTTCGGCGTGTCTGTCACGCCGACCATGGGGATGGACGCTGTCGGCAACAACGGTGTTGATCCGGTGGCGTACAACGCTGTCGGCGCCACTGGTGTGGTGTGGACCAGCTTCGGCGGTACGCAGACAGAGACGTTCAACTTCACCGCAGCGGCAGGCGCGGACGTTTTCGTGGCGGTGTCATGGGACCGCTCGGAGCCATCGATCACCGGCATCACTTACGGCGGTGTCGCGATGACCCAGTTGGCGATCGTCTCCCACAACAACGACGCCACCAGGGGCTCGGCGTCGGTGTGGAGGCTCGCCGCGGCGGGCAGCGGATCAGCCAAGTCGGTTGCCATCACACACAGCGGCTCAATGTATGGGGCTGCGAACGTGATATCCGCGACGCATGTCGGGTCCGTCAGCACGGCCACCGCGTACGGTTCTGGAGCATCCCCGTCGCAGGCCGTGACCGTTCCGGCGGGTGGTCTGGTCATCCACGTGCTTGCTGCTGGTAACGGGTCTACCGGGTCTGTTTCGTCGTGGACGTCCTACTCGGGCATGACGAACAGGTCGCTCGTACAGTCGGATTTGTCTCGCACGCAGGTGGCTTTGAGTACAGCTTCGGCGAGCGGCACCGTGAGTGCAACATCGTCCGGTTCGAATCCGTGGAGCGGCATCTCTGTCGCTCTGTCACCAATATAAAGTTCTGGAAAGGAAGCGGGATCATGGGCATTCCCAATGCAACACACAAGGCCGCCTCGGATGCGATCGCGGCGTTAGGTTCGTACATCAGTGTGCATACGGGTGCGGCTGGCACGACGGGCACGAACGAGGCGACGGGCGGCGGTTACGCCCGTCAGGCCACGTCGTGGACGAGCGGGTCGAGTGGCACGAACACGGGCGACGAAGTGACCATCCCCGTCGCCGCCGGCACCTACGTTGAAGGCGGTATTTGGTCGGCGGCGTCGGGTGGCACGTTTGTGGGTTCGGCGGCGTTCGACGACGGCAACGTCGAGGTGTCCGGGACTGGTGCGAGCATCGACGTCACACCTCGCGTGGTCGCTTGATGCGGGCGCCATTCATCTTTCGGCATCCGTCAACTTGGCCAGACTGGCTGTCTTCGCCAACCTTCTTCGCCGCAATCACAGCAATACACGTGGTGGGACTTGTGGCGCTGCTAACGATTATCGCAATGGGAGGGGTCGCGTAATGCGGATCAAGACCGATCACCAGATCGTCGTATTCGGCAACGACCTGATGGGCCTGTTCGACAACGAGGGAGTCCTGATCACGCAGGGCGCGCGTACCGAAACGGGCTGGAAAGTCACGGCTGATGGCGCGGCCGATGTGGATGTGGAGTCCCGGTCGGACGCGATCACGGCCATGATCAACATGGCGTTGGAAGTGCTTCCGGGTGACGGGTATTCGTGCCTGGTGCCGCACGGGTTGAGGGACCAGCCCTAGAAGGGGGTTCTCATGGCTTACGACAAGCAGGTGTGGCAGAACGCGCCGTCAACGGAGACGCCGTTGTCGGCGGGGGCGTTGAACCACATGGAGGACGGCATCGCCGACGCCCACACTCTCGCCGAAAGCAAGGCGGACAGTGAGCACACGCATGTGTTGGCGGATGTCACGGATGTGGTGGCGACGGCCGGTGAGGTGAATGTGCTGGCCGGTGCGACGGTTTCGACTGGCGAGCTGAACACGCTCGATGGCGTGACCTCGAACGTTCAAACCCAGTTGGATGGGAAGGCTGCCACGTCGCACACCCACGCGGCATCATCCATCACGTCCGGCACGCTGGACATTGCCCGTATCCCGCTCGGCAACTCGGGCTCGACGGTGTGTGTGGGTAACGATTCGCGCCTGTCAGATCAACGCACACCACTCGATGGTTCGGTGTCGTCAGCGAAGATTGCATCCGGGTCGATCACCAACACCCACGTCAGCCCGTCCGCGGCGATCGCGGCGTCGAAAATGTCGACTGGTGTGCAAGCATCGCTCACCAAAGCGGACGGGTCGGTGCAGAAGTCTGGGACCGCTGAGGGCATGTGGATGGGCACCACCCTTCCCGGTACTGGCACGGCTGGTGTGTTGTATGTGGTGGTGCCGTGAAAGTTTGGAACGGCACTGCGTTCGTGGACCCGTCGAGCTTCAAGGTGTGGAACGGGTCGGCGTTCGTCGACCCCGAGTTGTACACGTGGAACGGGACCAGCTTTGACAAGGTGTGGCCGTCGTTTGAACCGTTCAGCATCTCCAGCGAAGACCCCGGCTACGAGGATCTGATCGACGAGCCGGTACCCGAGGGCGCATCCGGTTGCTGGGTCACCCTCGGCGGTGCGGGCGGCGGCGGCGGCTCCGGCCGCAGAGCCAACTCCGGCTACCGCTACGGCGGCGGCGGTGGTGGTGGCGGTGGCTACATCGGCCGCGTCTGGATTCCACGCGCGTCTCTCGGCTCGACGTTTACCCTCATCCGGGGCCTCGGCGGTGCCGGTGGAGCGCGGGCGGTAGGCACGTCCGGCGGCAATAACGGCACGCCCGGCGGCTCGACTGTGTTCTCGTCCGGCAGCGTTTCCCTGACGGCTAGCGGAGGGGCAGCAGGCGCGGGGGGAACTAGCTCGTCGGCCAGCGGAAGCGGCGGGGCCGGCGGTACAACCAGCGTCTCCGGCGTATCCGCAACGGGCTATACAGGAGGCAAAGGCGGCAACGGCGGTAGTAACCCGACTAGCGGGCAAAGCCGGACGGACGGTTCAGGCGCTGGCGGTCGGGGTGCTGGAGGCCTCCTGTCCAACGACAACAGCATCAGCAGCGGCAGCAACGGAACCAGCTCCGGCCCCGCGGGGAACGGCGGCGGGGGGACCGCCGGAAGCACAATCGCGGGCGGATCAAACGCAGGTAGCGGCGGTGACGGCTACGTCCTGGTCGAGTGGGAATAACCCCGCTAACGGTTCGGGTCACCAGCAGCGCGGAGTTGATACACACGCTGCTTGGAAATCTTCAGGGCGCGGCCAATGTCATGCCACGTGATGCCGTGGACAGTCATCGCCTCATAGACGAGGGCAGCCAGTTCGGCATCAAGCTCGGCGATAGTCGCTGCGCGTTTCTGCCGGTTGGCGATCATACGGTCGATGATTGTCACATCTAGGAGTGTATCTCAAAGAAACACTTGTGCACGTGGTCAAACGCGGTTAGACTCACGTTCATCAACTTGAGACACCGCCCGGCGGGGCGATAGGCCTGAGAAACCAACCCCGCCAGGCGGCCCACCCCCAACAGGAGGCCAACCCATGCTACGCAACACCATCGCAACCATCACAGCCGCCCTCGCCCTCGCACTCCTCACCCCCGCAGTCGCAGACGCCGCACCCAAACACTGCGACAACCACGGCACCGGACACGGCAAAATCTACAAGCACGCCTGCGCCACCGGACCCGGCGGAGCAAGCGCCGACTGGACCTACGCCAAAAACCCCGACGGCACACCCAAGATGGACGGCACCAAACACATCTACAAGTGCGTGCGACACTGCGGCGGCGGCCGCCACCACGTCGAGACCACCGACACCTGGTGACCGGCCATGAAGATCCACGTTCAATCCCGCGGACCCGCCGGCTGGAACGCCACCGTCCTCTTCACCGCAGGAACCGTCCTCACCGTAGCTGACGACCAAGGCCGCAAACACCTCATCGACACCTCCCGCGTCACGGTCAGGAGACTGTCATGACCAAACGAGTAGCGGGGGCGATCGGAACCGGACTCCTCGGCGGTGTCGCCCTCACCGGACTCATCTCGTGGATGTTCGCCACAGGACATCCAGCGATCGACTTCTTCATCGAACGCGACACCCTCTTCTACATCTGAACAACCCCCCACAGAAACCCCGCCACCACGAGGTGCGCGGGGTTTCTGCATGAAAGGACCCCCGACATGGACCGTCTCGGAATCATCCTGCTCAAACTGTTCGGACCGCTCGCCGACAGGATCGCCGACCGCATCGCCGACAGGATCACCGAGAACCTGCCCGACCTGTCCAACTTGGACGACCAGATCGTCGCGAAACTCCCCGACCTGACCAACCTGCCAGCGCAAGTCATGGACATCATCGACGGCGCGCTGCGCTCCATCCCCGTCCTCGGCGGAATCCTCGGGAGCAAACGGTGACCACGAAAGATCAAGTCGCCCAAATCACCATCGCCGAAGCCAAGGCGCGCGGATACACCCGCAGCGAATGCCTGGCGGTCATGTCCACCTTCTACCAAGAGTCCGGCTGGAACGACGACATCTGGGACCCGACCCACACCACCTACGGCATTGCCCAGCAGGACGGCTCCTACCCACACCGCTTCGACGGTGCCGCAGCCCAAATCAAAGGCTTCTTCGACAAGCTCGACGTGTGGCGCGCCAAACCCGGTGCCAGCACCGATATATGGCTGAACATCTGCTGGATGCAGCAGGCCCCGAACTGGCCCAGCGCTGACTATTGGTACGCCAACGGCCGCCGCGCCTACCTCACCGAAATTAAGTCGCGGATCGCCACCGTGACGCCCTACCTCGACAAGTACTGGCAGACCACAGGAGGAACAGCCGTGACATGGACTGGTGACCCCGTATGGCTTGAAGACGTTCTACGAGAAGCCCTCGGCGACCGACTCGTAGTCGCCCAGGCCGACTGGAAAGAACGCGGGACCGGCGGCGTAATGGGCGACATCTGGGGCGTCATGATCCACCACACCGGCAACGACCGAGAAACCGTCGCCGGAATCCGTGACGGCCGCCCCGACCTGAGAGGCCCACTATCGCAATGCCTCATCACCCCCGACGGGAAATGCCACCTGATCGCCGTCGGCCCATGCAACCACGCTGGGACCGGCTCGTATCCCGGCGTCGGCACCAACAACGGCAATCAGCGGCTCATTGGCTTCGAGTGCGCCTGGCCCACCATCCGCCCCGACGGCTCGTTCGATCCCGCGCAGCGCTGGCCCGACGCCCAGATCATCACCATGCGCGACGCCACCGCGGCGGTGCTGAAACGACTCGGCCATGACTCCAAGCACGTCATCGGCCATAAGGAATGGGCCGGTGCCACACAGGGAAAGTGGGACCCCGGCAACCTCGACATGAACTGGTTCCGCGGCGAAGTCCAGAAAGACCTGGACGGGTTCGTGTTCCCCGGTGAGCAGCCGTCGGCACCGCAGCCTGGCCCGGCCTTGCCGCCCGACTACGACAAAGAGGTGTGGGATCAGCTGCGCATCCTGTGGCCGCAGCTCGGACACCGCACCCTCGTTGACGCCGTGGCGGCGATCGGCGCGAAGCTCGGCATCGAAGGCTGCTACGACGTCAAGGGCAAGTCCTGATGCGCATCGACGGGCAGTATGTGGGCCTCGGGTTGGGTGATTCGTCCGAGGAAATCCGCCGGATCAAGACGTTCATGCGGAAAAAGTTCGCCTCCTACGCTGGGCATCTCACCGACACCCCGCTCTACGACGAGCAGATGACCGCCGCGGTCGCTGAAATGCAGTCCCGCTACAACGCGGCAGGACTGTTGCGCGACGGGCTCTACATCCCGGGGATTGTAGGGGCCGAAACCAAGTACGTCATGGGCTACCTACCGCGCCCCGTCGTGGATACCCGTCCCGTGCTGATCACCGTGTGCGGCACCGGTGTTCCCTGGTGGATCGGCCCCGACGCCGACACCGCCCGCGCCGTCGAAGACAAATACCTGTGGCAGCCCGTCGGCTACCCCGCGGCCCCGTTCCCGATGGGCAAATCCATCGCTGCCGCTATCACTGAAGCTCACAACCAGGCTAACCGGTGGCGCGAACGCATCGAAACCCACGGTGCCGCGCTAGCGGGCTACTCCCAAGGCGCGGTAGTGGTTTCCGAACTGTGGATGAACCACATCGCACCCGAAACCGGCTCCCTGCATTGGATGAAGCCGCACATCGAGAAAGCCGTGACGTGGGGCAACCCGAACCGCGAACTCGGTCACGTGTGGGCTGATCACGGCGGCTCCCCAATGGCCCCATCGAACACTCAGGGCGTCTCATCGAACGGTATGCGTGACACCCCGCCGTGGTGGCGCGACTACGCACACCAGGGCGACTTGTACGCGTGCACCGAACCGGGCGACACACAAGAGGTCCGCAACGCCATCTGGCAGATCGTGCGCGACCTGGACCTGTTCACCGGACCCGATTCGCTACTCGCCCAAGTAATCGAACTTGTGCAGGCCCCGCTACCGGAGACGATCGCGATCACCAAAGCGATCCTCGACGCCGGCATGTTCTTCGCGAAACGCACCGGCCCGCACGTGGACTACAACCCCCAGCCCGCCATCGACTACCTACGCACATAGGAGGCACCATGCTGACACGTTCATTCTGGATCGACGCCGCCGAGCGGGCCATACGCACATTCGCCCAAACCGCGATCGCCACACTCGGCGCCGGGGCAGTCGACCTGATGACCACCGACTGGATATCGGTGCTGTCCGTGTCCGGCGGCGCGGCCGTCGTATCACTGCTGATGTCTATCGGCGCCGAACGCCGCGGCAACCCCGGAACGGCGTCGGCCACTAGAGCGGTCACCGCCGCATGATCTGGGAATCGGTGCGCGAAGCAATGGATGCCGCGTACCAGCCCGAAGATGGTATCGACCTGATAGGACTGCTCATCATCGGTTTACCTTCCACGATCGCAGCGATCGGAACGGGAATTGTCGGTGTCCTCACTGTTCGAGGGCAACGCAAGGGCCGGGAACGTGCCCGACAGATCGACGCGAAAACCGATGAGATTCACGAGCAGACCGTCAACACCCATGACACCAACATGCGCGACGACCTCGACGAGATACGCGATTTGGTGCGCGACGGCTTCAAACAGATTCAACGGGACATCGGAGGGTTGAGGGAGGAGCTGCGAACCGAACGCCTCGAACGCATCGAAGGCGACAAGCGACGCGACCGGTGAAACACCGGGAAAGGGAACACCGAATGTCACTCTTGGCCGATCTTGCAGGTTTGGAGCCCCGAACCTGCCCAGCATGTGATTGGGTTGGTGCCCGGTCGAAGCAGGAACGTGCAGAGATCAAATCCTCGTTGGAGTCCGCGAAACGCGGCGACGTCAGGTTCACCGATGTGTTGCGGGTCCTCGTCAAACACGGTATGCCAGACATGAACGCGCAAGCGTGGCGGCACCACGCGAGGAACCATCATGTCGCTGACTAGCGACCTTCGCCAGGTGCGCATCGCCGAAGGTGTGCGCAACAAAATCCTGATCCTCGACGTTGAACGGCTCCCCGGAATCACCGAACAATACTGGTGGGGCAGGGGAGACCTGAAGAACCGGTACGTGCAGTACGAGACGGTGACCCGCATGCCGCGCACCACGATTGTGTGCGCCAAGTGGTATGACCAGCCCGAGGTTATCCAGCTCGCCGAATGGGACAAAGGTGGACGCAAACGGTTCCTGCGGCGCGTCCACAACCTGCTATCCCAAGCGGATATCGTTGTCGGGCACTACATCGACGAAGCTGACGTGCCGTGGCTGAAGGGTGATCTGCATTTGGAGGCCGGGTTACCTCCGCTGCCTCCGTTCAAAACCGTTGACACGTTGAAGGTGTTACGCCGCGAGTTCAAATCCGGTGCCCCATTCAAAGGTTTGGACGCGTTCTGTCAGATCGTTGGCCTGCCCGCCAAAACTGACCGCTACGACCGGGGCGCGATGGAACGTGCCGTGACAGGGAAGAGCGTTGAGGATCGGGAACGCTTGGTGTCGTACTGCGCTGGCGATGTGGTAGCCACGCAGGGGTTGTACGACTTCCTGCGTCCGCACATCAAAAACCATCCCGCACTGTTCGTTGACGGCGAGGACAAGCTGATGGTGTGTAACCGGTGCGGTGGTGAAACTGTGGTGATCCCGCGGCGGTACGTGGCGAATGTGTTGACGTACACGATGCGCCGCTGCACCAACTGCGGGGCGCATTCACGACTGTCCATCGAGCCGGAACGCATGAGCGCTGTGAGAGGGGTGTGACGTGAACGTTCGAGTGTGCACGTTTCTGGACCACAGTGTGACGGTGGGATTCCTGTGGGACGTGATCAAGGCGTGGGTTCGTCGTGATGTCTGCTGACCCTGTTCGCGGCGCGATCCAAGCCAGCCTGGACGCGATGGGAGACGGTTGGCAGGTGGCCCACTATGTGGTGGTCGTCGGGTTGGAACGCATCGACGGCGACCGCATGGACCTGGGTGCTACGACTGTGATCACACCTATAGGTCAGGCGGGGTATGTCACCGATGGTTTGGTGAACCGTTATTGGGATGAGTCGTCTGGTGAGTGATCCGCAGTTGGAGTTGTGGCGGTCGGTGTGGCTGGCGGTCGTGGCGGGGATGATCGTCGCGCTGCTGGTTTACGTCCTGGCTTAATCTTCGGATTGTGAAGGCAGCCGCCCCCTTGCACACTCTCCGGTGCAAGGGGGCGGCTTTCTTCATGTCTAGTTTGGGTACACCCGTCGAACGGAATCGAACCGGCGGATCGCATGTATCCGCGCACCCAACCACGTGCGGTATGGGCCGATATACCGAGTCGTTCCGTACACGGTGCGGCGCAGGTACCAACCGGGTTTCAAAGCGTCAGCCATTGGCTTCTTCCCATCGTTTCTTCAGCTCGTCCATGAACTCGTCAACCACGTCCATCAGGACGAACGCCACCATGAGGAACGGCGCTATCCACGTGGCGATCGATGCGTAATACAACACGCGCCCCACTGTGTGCATGGGTTCTTCGTCGCTGCCGAGCATCTCGTCGAATCGTGATTCGTACCAAGCGAGGACACTCATCGGCTTGCTTCTTCATCCAGGTTTTGGCATGTGTGGTGCACTGGGGGAAGGGTGTCGATAACTGTCTCCCCGTCTTTGAACGGTTGACCGCACCGGCCGCAACGATCATCGGTGTTCATCAGTTGCACATCTCGCATCCGTGGCCGGTCGGGTAGGTGTCTGATTCACCTATGTGGCTCAGGTTCCGACTGCCAGTGGGCTGCATCAACGCGACCTCAACAGAACCACAAGCGGTGCACATGCCGTAAACGACGTCATCCGACTTCACCTCACAACCACCACACATCACAGCTTCGTAGCGGTCAGTAGCTGCAGTCATTTCATCCTTCTTTCAGCCATCGTTGGGAACCGTGATCGCTGTCCGCCGACGCTCCAGATGCTTCAACCGCTCAATCGAAGGCACAGCAAGCTCAGTTGGATCCTCATGCTCCCCTATGAAAAGAGAGTACGACGGCGCGACGACATGTAGGACCAGTGAAAACCCCTATAGGGTTACCTTTAGGGTGATCCCCTCTGAGGCTTATGGCCTCTGACCTGTGCGCCGTGAGGGTTTCGAACCCCCGACCCGCTGATTAAGAGTCAGCGGATGATAGGTTGCATACCAGGAGAAACGTTGTCAAACCCGCAGGTAGACCCCCGATACTGCGCAATTCTGCGTAATGCTGCGCAGCACCGTAGGGTGAACCGTAGGGTGACCCCCTGGGAGGGAAAACGATGGCAACTAAGAAACGCAGAACCCGCGGAGACGGAGCGTTCTTCCAACGCGCCGACGGCAAATGGATGGGACGAGTAGAACTACCCCCCGACCGCAACGGCAACCGCCGCTACAAATGGGTGTCCTCCGTGGACCGCAACACCGCCATGGCCAAACTCAAACAACTCCGCCGCGACGTCGAAGAGGGCCGCATCGCCACCACCTCATCCACAACTGTGGAGAAGTGGATGCTGCACTGGATCGACAACATCCACGCCAAACGTAAAGTCCGCCCCGGCGTCCTCAACGACTACCGGGCCGCCATCCACAACCACATCAACCCGATCCTCGGCGCGAAACGCATCGACAAACTCACCCCGCAGCATGTGCGGGACCTGCACTCCGAGATCGGGGCCTCCCGCACCGCCGAGCTGGTCCATGTCATCGTCCAGAAAGCCTTGGACGATGCGGTAGCGGAGGGTGTGGCGACCAGGAATGTGGCCGCATTGGTCGACAAGCCCGAGTACCGGAAGAAGAAACGCAACGGCTTCCCGGCGGACGTGGCGCAGCACATCATTCACACCGCGTTCCAGGTGTGCGACGAACCGGATGCGGTGCGGATCGCCGCCGGTTTCCTGACGGGCGCCCGCCGTGGGGAACTCCTCGGCCTGCGCTGGCCCTACGTCGACAACCCCGCTCAGGGATGGATCACCATCGCTTGGCAGTTGCAATCGGAAACCCGCGTCCACGGCTGTGGGGATCCTCTACCCGAACCGTCACCGCTGGCCCGGCCCGACCGTATGCCCAAAAAACCCCCGTACTGGCCTTGCGGGAAGACACGGGCATGGGCATGCCCGCAGTCCCGGTGGGACCTGCCGGCGCATTTCGAGTATCAGGAATGTGAGGGGTCGTTGTTGTTCACCCGGCCGAAGACGGACGCTGGTTGGCGTGAGGTGCCGTTGTTGCCGCCGTTGTATGTGGCGATGCAGAAACTCCGCACCGACAATCCGCATGACTTGGTGTGGCACAAGGAGGGGAAGCCGATCGATCCCCGTTCGGACTACGACGTGTGGCGTGGCGTGTTCCGCGCTGCTGGGGTGATCGGTCCAACCGAGTCGTTGCCGCCGCACAACTCGCGGCACACCACGTCGACATTGCTGCGCGCAGCGGGTGTGGATGAGCAAACGCGTATGGAGATCTTGGGTCATGCGAGTGTGGATGCGCAGCGGATCTATGCGCATGCGGACCGGGCGAGGCATCTGGAGGCCATGCAGGGGCTGTCCGGACTGCTCCCATCGACGTTTGCGTTAGAAACAAAATAAGGCGACCGACTGTAAATGCGCCCTGCCGAGGGATTCACCATCCCCCGGCAGGGCGCTTTTTTGCGTTCTGGCGGGTGGTCAATCCGTCATGGTCCAAGTTCCGCAGCCGCTCGTGCGGAACACGATCCGGTGATCCCCGTTGATTGTGCCGGTCCACGACGCTACGCCATCCGGTTGGATGTTCGCGCGGACGGTGCCGGATGGTGCTTCACCTTCGCGGAGTGTTTCGCCGCCGCGGTAGTCGGCGATGCTGACGACCGCCCACGTGCAGCCGGGGGAGCTGGGTGGGATGGTGGCGGTGTAGGTGCCCCAGTCGTATCCGTCTGCGCCGCCCATGTTGTGGGTGCCGTCGCCGGGGATGGTGCGGTACGGGTTGGGCCGTGTAGTGGTGGTGGTTGGTGTGGTGGTTTGTGATGCGCTTCTGTCGTCGTCGTCGTTGTTGTTGCGGGTGGAGACGATGCCTACGACGGCGAGCACAGCGAGCGCGGTGACCATCACCTTCCCTGGTGACACTGCGCGATCATTGGTGGTCATCTGGTAGTGGGCTTTCTGTGTTGGTGGCTAACTTTCGCGCACTGGCGTTATCTGATCGTGACATTCCCATGTTTGGGCTTCCTGTGTCGATTTTGGCAATGATCCGTTAGCGTCTACGCATCCGGTTGCGAGGGGTGACCGGTGCTGGTGATTTCGGTAGGTGCAGCCCATGTTTGATGACGAACTCGACACTCTGTTGGTGCGGATTCTGAACGCGATGGACGAGTGTCCGCCAACAACATGGACGTTGCGCCGGGCACGTCTAGTCCTTGCGGCGTTGACGTGCCCGGACGCTCCTGGCGACGCGATCACGAATCTCCGCCCCAACTGTTTCGCCGGCCCGAGGTTGGCGCGGCTGCGTCGTGTCACTGGTCGCGGCGTCTAGGTCGCCCTCCTGGTCTTGACGCGCTTCGCGCGGTGTTCGCGTCGTCTGCGCAGTTTCCATGACATCTCTTGCCTCCTTTAGTCGTCGCCGGACTTCGGCGAGAAGTTCGTCGTCTGAGTAGCGGACTATCGCCGGCTCGGGTAGCGGCGGTGGAATATCTGACTGTTGAAATCCGGCTATCGCCAGAGCTTCGTTGACATCCCATTGGACAGCTCGGGCAGCGGCGGCCACGGTGGATGCGGTCGTTCCGATTGGGATCAGTGTCCCTTTGTTGATCTGCCACCCCGTTTCCAGTTGCTTCCACCGTCCTGCGCTGACGGCGGGCTTGTCGCTGCCTGGTGGCGTTGTGCGCCGTGAGGCTTCGCGCTGAGATAGCCCGACGCGCTCTCTGTGCCGCTTGAGTTCTGGCCCGAATGGCCAGTCTTCGCGGTGTTCCTTGTTCTCGTTCACGCCTACATGTTCGCGTGCAAACAGGTGCAAAGTCCACTGCTTGCACAACCCTGATTCTTTGCAGTTACGCGCTTGTAGTTTTCGAACATTGCAGGTCACAGCATTGTTGGCGCGAACTGCGCGCGAACTCTTGCGGTTTGCACTTGTTCGCAGTACAGTTGGCGGCATGGTCAAACAGTCCTACGGGGTGTGGCAGGAACTCCGGGTCATCCGTGAGCGCACAGGTTGGTCATCCGCCGAACTGTCCCGCGAAAGCGGAGTCTCTGCCCCTTACCTCTCCCAGCTTGAGAACGGTGACCGGTGGCCGAACGCCACCGTCACCAAGAAGCTCGCCGTCGCGCTCAAGGTTCCCGTCTCCGTATTGGAGCGGCCAGCAGAGCAGAAAAACCCCGCCGCATAAAAAGCCCCCACCTGTGTGCAGCAGGTGAGGGCAGAGACAACGAGGAGAAAGCTCGAATGTCTGAACTACAGCGTATCAACCGGGGCGTCTGCCCCACTCCCGGCAAGAAGCAGTACCGCTCTCAAGCCGAAGCGAACCGGTGGCAGCGACAGAAGTACGCCGGCCACGGCAACCGCAAGGAACGCCTCTACGCCTACCAGTGCCCGAGCGGTGAGCACTGGCATCTGACCCACCACACACCCGAGGCGCAGCAGACCGTGTTCGACAAAACCACCGGACAACCAGGACTCGTCCCCACATCGAATGCGTTCGAGGGCCACAACGTGCGGCACGTGTTCACCGATGAGCCGCTGTGGATCGGACGGGACGTGTGCGAGGCCGTAGGAATTTCGAAGTACCGGGACGCCCTGGCTCAACTCGACGATGACGAAAGGGTGTCCGTGGCCGTGGACACCCTTGGCGGTCCGCAGCAGATGACTGCGGTCACCGAGGCTGGCGTCTGGTCGCTGATGTTGATCAGCCGGTCGCCGAAGGTGAAGCCGTTCAAGCGGTGGATGACGCATGAGGTGTTGCCGTCGATCCGCAAGACCGGAGGGTATTCCGCTGTCGATACGAATATTGCGCTTCCTGACCGCAAGACTCTCGCGCAGTGGGTGGTTGAGGCGGAGACCCGCGCCGAACTCGCTGAGGCGAAGGCGTTGGAGTTGTCGGTGCCGGCGTCGGCGTGGAATGAGTTGGCCGAGGCATCGGGTGACTACTCGGTGTCGGATGCGTCGAAGGTGCTGTCCCGCGACCCGGCCGTGAACATCAAGGAACGCGCTCTGTTCCAGTACATGTCGAGCATCGGTTGGGTTTTCAAGCGGCAGGGCCGTTGGAAGGCGTACCGCGATCAGTTGGAGACGGGTCGTCTCGCGGAGAAAGTGGCGAAGCCGTTTTGGCATGAGTCCCGCGGTGAGTGGGTGAATGGTGAGCCCACGGTGCGGATCACGCCTAAAGGTTTGGCTGAACTTCATAAGCGTCTCGGTGGTACCGGTCAGCTCGCGTTGGCGGCCGTGTCATGAGCTTCTCTTTCTATGCAGAGCCCAGCCAGATCCTCAAGAGAGGCCATGGTGGTGTGACCGTTGGACTCGGGGAAAACAACGGATCCGAATTGGCCTACTTGTACGTCGGTGATGGATACCGCGAGGGTGACGTTCTCCTGGACGCCGACGAACTCACGGATCTGATCGACCAGCTGACCATCATCCGCAACGCGATGAGGGAGACGCGATGACGTTTCATTCACGCCCGAGGCCTCCGATTCAGCATTTCCCGAAGCCGAAGAAACCCTTGTTCCAGTCGAAACCGAAGGATGCGAAATGAGCACTCCCAGATGGGCCACGTTCAAAGAGGCCGCGTCATACCTCCGCTTGAAATCAGACGTGCTGATACGGGAAGCGGTCAAAAACGATGGGTTGAAGGCTTATCCGATCGGTAACGGTCGGGAGGCGCGTGTTGACCTGAATGAGGTTGATGAGTGGATGAAGTCGCGTAGTTATGAGCCGAGGTCCGCGTGAGTACGTCTGCTCCTAAGCATCGGAGTGTGTGTCAACTGTCGGGTGAAGTTACTCGCCCGTCTGGGTTGTGGAAAGCGTTGGCGGAGTTCGACGCGAGGCAGATGCGTGAGGCGGCGGAGTTGGAGGCGTTGCGTGAAGAAAACGCCCGCCTGCGGTGCCGGCTACAGGAACTAGGAGAAACAGCATGACAACAGTAGGAAGTGCTCGGAAGAGTGTTGACGACGCCCATATCGGGGCTGTGGTGCGCGCTTTACGTGGAGAGTTGGGCATGTCCCAGTCGGATCTGATCAAGGTTCTACACGCGCTGGGTTTGATGTGGCATCAGACCACCCTGTGCCGACTGGAGAGCGGGGAGCGCGCTCTACGGGCAAGTGAGGTGGCGGTTCTGGCTGGGGCTTTGTCCACAACCCCGTCTGATCTTCTTGGTGTGGATCAGGACTTGGCGGTGGTGGCGAAGCGTGTGCGACTGCAGATTGAGCGGGAGAAGCTTCAGGCATTAGCTGATTCCGTTCACCGGCTGGAACGCGAACTGGAGGAGTTGGATCGGTGAATCTTGTTGAGCGTTTGAATGCCAGGTTTAACAACGTGATTCATGACGGACTCGCCTTGGTGGGTGCTGTGGTGGATCCGTGGCTGGCCAAGCTTGAGCGTCAGGCCATGAGCAATGCGTTGGGGCGGGATTTCGGCCTGGACTACGCGGATGGTCTTGCGGCTGCGGAGGCTGAGGAAGAAGTCCACGAACCCGGATTCGTATCTGTCCGCGGCAATGCCCCAGACCCGTCACCCGTCTCGGTGGGTGACACTGGTCCCGGCGCGGGCATGGTTCCCCCGCCTCCCCCCGCGCCGGGACCTTCCAAATGCACCTGCCCCACAGTGGAATGCGAACTCCTCGCTGAAGACATCTGCGATGAGGCTGAGGAAGCCGAACTGCTCGACGAGTTCATGGAGTTGGGGGAGTTCCTGGATTCTGCGACCGCGGAAGAACTCGCCGCCATGAGGCAACAGCATGCGACGGCCGCCGAGTTGGAACGCCATCTGCGTTACTTCACGACCGCGCCCGGCGCGTCCGGGGTGAACCCCGGCGTTGTCGCCCAGTCCCTGCTGGAGACGTATCACATCACCCCGAAGTAAAGGCGGGCCGCCGCCCCATTGCGCGGGACGACGGCCCTAACACCGGAAACACACAACTAAGGAGACAATTCCCGATGTCAATCCAAGATTCTAAACCCTCATGGTGGGACCACCACCAAACAAACTGGTCCGACCTACCCGTCACCACCAACCCGCCGATGGCTGACCTCGACCTTTTGAAGGAGTTGGAGGATTTGGCGGAGCTGGTGTTGATCCACGCGGAGAGTGTGTCGTGGTTCCGCCCGTTCCTGCCCCCGGTGCACTGGGAGAACGAGCCCACGGTGTGGGAGCAGATGAACGGCGACGCCGTTGTTGGGCTTCTGCACGACTACCTCACGACAGGAGAAGCAGCATGAGGCGCAGTGAGAAGAACTGGCGGTATTGGTGGACGATGCCGCTGCTGATCGCCGCCGGCATCATCGGCCCCGGACTCGCCGCACCAGAAGCCAAAGCAGACATCACATCCGACGCGTTCGTCATGGCACTCGACTCCGAAGGCATCACCTACAGCTCCAAACCCGCCGTCATCAACGCCGGCAAAGCCATCTGCAACATCCTCGACACCGGCTACACCATGTACGAAGCATCAATCCTCGTACGCGACAACTCCAACCTGAACCTCTACGACGCAGGTTATTTCGTGGGTGCCGCAACCGCATCATTCTGCCCTGAACACCTGAGCGGAACTGGGTGGGCGTGATGGCGAACTCACCGTTCATCCAACTGGCAGAAGTCCACACCAGCGACTGGCGTTCCCGCGCGATCTGCACCCACAAGGACGGCGATATCTGGTTCCTCAACGAATCCGGCCACTACACCGCCGACCCCGCCCGCCGCATCTGCTGGACCTGCCCCGTTCAAGCGCCATGCCTCAAATTCGCGTTGCAACACAACGAGGCCGGCGTGTGGGGCGGCTTCTCAGAGAAGGAACGTGCCCGCATCAAGCGTGGTGAACTGCCCCCCGTGAAACCGGCACGGTTCACCGAGAAGGAATGCTTGCAGTGCGGTGAGGTGTTCGAGCCGGTCACCCGCAGGGCAAGGTTTTGCTCGCAGAAATGCAAGAAACGCGCCGCGAATGCGTTGCGGTCACAACCGTCCCTGAAGATCTGCACGCAGTGCGGCGGCGAGTTTATGGGGACGTATGCGAAGACCTGCTCGAATGAATGCCGACGGGCGCAGAGGTGGGGCGCGTGAGCATCGACTGGTTCGCCGTGGAATGCGCCGTGAACGGAACTCCCATGCGACTTAATACCGAAGAGCGCCGAATGCTGGTGCGGCGGCGCCCGAAACTCCCCGAAGTGGAGTTGGCGCGCAGGGCGCACTGCACGGTCCGCACCATCGAACGGGACAGGGCTGAACTGCCTGCAGCAAAGTTGCAATCCTGCCCGGTGTGCGGGGAGGACGCGTGGGTCACGACAGATGGCAACATGGAAGCCCACCCAGACAGGCTGTTTCAGGAATGCCCACTGTCGGAGACGGATTGGGAATCCCGTATCGCTGCAACAGTCATCTGGTTGTCTCGGCGTATCCGTAGCGGTGACTCCCTGCCCGTGTGGGCCTATCTGACAAGCCTCCCGGAAACCGAACGCACTCAACTGTTGATGGCTGCCCTTGCCGGTGTGCCAGATGTTGAGGACCCGTTCGCGTGGATCACAGAACTGGAGTCCGTTGCATGACCGACCTGTCTCATCTCCTGGTCATCATCAACGAGGACCGGCACTCGTGGCGAGACAAAGCCCTGTGCGCCCAAGTCGATGTGGGGGACATGTTTTTCCCCGGTAAGGGGGAGAGCGCGAAGCCGGCGAAGAGAATTTGTGCCCGGTGTGAGGTGCGGGCCGAATGCTTGGAGTTCGCGTTGGCGAATCGCGAGAACTATGGGGTGTTCGGTGGGTTGTCGGAGCGGGAACGGCGTCCTCTGCTCAAAGCGATCGATGGTGAGGATCAGGTGGCATGAGCAACGGGAACAGGCTCACCCCAGAGCAGGTGCAGACGATTCTGTTGATGACTCGTGAGGGGTGTTCCGCCAAGCATATTGGGGAAGTGGTGGGTTGTTCGGCTCGGACGGTGGTTCGGGTTCGGGCGGCTGGTGATGCCCGTTTGGCGTCGCCGGATCAGTTTGTGCCGTTGAGTCAGGAGCAGAAGGATTTCGCCCAATATTTGCTTGATGACGGTGCCCCGTATCGGGAGGTTGCCCGCACGTTGGGTGTGAGCCGGACAACGGTCGAAAAGTATTTCCCTGGTTACGGGTGGTCGAAGAAGCAGGCTGCCGAGTTCAGATCTCTGGTCAAGAAGTTCCGATGGTTGGAGGCTTCGTGATGTGCGTGTGCGGCCATAACCGGTCTTTCCACCGCTACGAGTGGGACAAGTTCCGCGGCCGGTGGGACACGGGTTGCGACGCCGCCACGTTCGACCAGGGCGGCCGGGAACGCTGCCACTGCTCCGAATATCGAGACAAGGACGAAAACTGATGGTTGTTGATACACGGGTGATTACCGCGAGGGACGACGCGAAAGCCGGCGCAGCCGCCCTTGATGACGCGCGGTGCGCTTTGCATGAGTTGCTGTCTGAGGGGCCGCCTTTGCAGTTCCTGGACCGCGAAGCGCTGGAGTTGAACCTGGATGTGGTGAACAAGGCCCTGTCCCGTGTGGATGCGGTGATCGGGTCGTTGGACAGGATCGCAGACAGGTGGACAGCATGAGTGATCAAACACGTATCGAAGCGACTATCGCGCAGATGTTCCGTGACCACTTCTTCGACGACACCTACCCGGAAGACGAAACCGAGTGCTGTGTTGAAGAGTTCCTGGAAGCGTTGAAAGCGAACCGCATCGCACTCGTAGAACTCCCCGAACCAACCCGTCGATCTGTCGAAACCCTGCGGTTCATTGCGGCTTGGGATGCCCTCGGCGAATCCGACTGGCTGCGGGTTAACGGGTTCGGACACATCGAAGATGAGGAATGCCGGGAGTATTCGCCCGATGAGGCCCGCGAACTGGCTGCCGCTCTTCTCGCTGCTGCTGCGGAGGTGACCGAATGAGTGACCCGACTGCCACACTCGCCCTCTGCAAATGGCTGGAAGACCGGCTAAAGCAATGGAAAGCAGAAGCCAAACAACAACTCGGGTTGTTGGCGGGGGAGCGGAAAGCCGCCGTCGTATCCGGCCAAGTCATCGGGCACGTGTCGATGGCGAAAGGCCGCAAAACCGCCAAAGTCGCATCCGAAACGGCACTGCTCGCCTACGTGAAAGCGAACTACCCCACCGAAATTGAAGTCGAAGAACGCGTACGACCCGCGTTCCTCAAACAACTCCTGGACGACGCAGCGAAGAAGGGTGCGTTCGTTGACGTCGATGGGGTTGTGATCGATGGGTTGATCGATGTTGTTGAGGGTGCCCCGTATCCCATTGTGAAGTTGTCGGATGACTCGGATGTGACGATCGCTGGTTTGTTGGCTCGGGGTGCTCTCGGGGTGTCCGGGTTGAAGGAGATCGAACAATGACCCTCAAAACCCGACCCCCAACCGGCGCTGTCCCATGGCCGCTCATCCTCGTCGAAGGTGGTGAGAAAGCCGGCAAATCGTGGGCCGCAGCGGTCCTTTCATCCTCAGAGAAGGTCGGCCGCACCTTGTGGATCGACTGGGCTGAAGGCGCAGCAGACGAGTACGGCGCAATCCCCGGTGCCCGCTACGAAGTCATCGAACACGACGGCACCTGGACCTCCATCATGGAGCAAGTCCGCGCCGCCAAGGATGAAGCCCAGCGCGCCATCGACGCCGGCGAGAAACCCGTAGTCCTCGTCATCGACTCCATGACCGCCGAATGGGACGACCTCAAAGAGTGGGTCGACACAAAAGCCCGAAGGCGTGAGTCGAACCGCAAAAAACTCGAGAAGGACCCCGAGGCGGAAATTCAGATCACCACCGACCTGTGGAACCTCGCCACCGCCCGCCACAAAGAACTCATGCGGGTCCTGATGCGGTTCCCCGGAATCGTAGTCATGATCGCCCGTGGTGCTGATCAGGTGGCGATGGAGAACGGGAAACCCACCTCGCAGCGGACATGGAAGGTTGAGGGGCAGAAGAATCTGGCGTTCGACGCATCCGTGTGGGTCAGGTTGAACCGGGGTGAGCATCCGCAGATCATCGGCGCCCGCTCCGTCCACGCAGGCATCATCCCAGGCGAAGACAAACCCCGCCGAGTCCCGGATTTGACGCTGGAACAACTGGTGTTCGACATCCTCAAGTGCGACCCGAAGACCGCCCATGTGCGGGAGTTGGAGTCCGTTCAGGACCGGGTGCTGGAGCTGCTGGATTTGATTGCGGCTGCTGAGTCTCGTGATGTGTTGACGGGGTTGTGGCGGGATGCGAAGGCTGGCGAGTTGTTGAATGTTGGTGCCGCGGATGGGCCGACTGTTCAGGAAGCGTTGGCGGCGCGGGCTCAGGAGTTGGAAGCCAGGCAGGCGGACGCCTCATGAGCCGCCGGTTTACGGGGTTTCCCCCGGAAGTCAAGGAACTGATCTGGGAGCGTGCTCACGGTCGTTGTGAACGCTGCAACGAGTACGCCTCAGACGCTACTGCACACCATCGCAGGCCCCGTGGTCTCGGCGGCTCTCGACGCGTAGACACCAACGTGGCATCCAACGGGCTGTGGGCTTGTGGTGCTTGTCATCGTTGGGCGGAGTCCTATCGTGCGCAAGCATTCGAGCACGGTTGGCTTGTTCGTCAAACCCAATCCCCCATCCAAACTCCCGTCCTGTACCGCGGCCAATGGGTGCTGCTCGACGACGACGGAAACACCTACCGGATACCTAACCCTGTGGAGGCTGCTAAGTGACCGGCCACGTGACGTTCGCCAATTGCCCGTTTGGCACGACCGATTGCATGTCATACACCGAGTTCGTGGCGGCGAAGGCCAGGTTCGACAACACCTATGGCCATCAGGTTGACCCGGGCGAGATTCACTCGATGTTGTTGCCGCACCAGCGCGATCTGGTGCGTTGGGCGGTCGCCGGGGGTAGGCGCGCGATCTTCGCGGCGTTCGGCCTGGGCAAGACGGTGATGCAGCTGGAGATCGTGCGCCTGTCGCTAGCCAAGCATGGCGGTGGGCGAGGCTTGATCGTGATGCCGCTGGGCGTGCGGATCGAGTTCGCCCACGACGCCAACATGCTGGGCATCGAAACCCGGTTTGTTCGCCGCACAGAAGAAGTCGGCGGCGACGGTATCTACCTCACCAACTACGAGAGCGTTCGCGATGGAAAGCTCGACCCGACACTGTTCACGGCCGTCTCACTCGACGAGGCGAGCGTGCTGCGCTCGTTCGGGTCCAAGACGTACCAGTCGTTCCTCGAGCTGTTCGACGGGGTGCCCTACCGGTACGTCGCCACCGCCACGCCATCGCCGAACCGGTACAAGGAGCTGATCCACTACGCGGGTTATCTCGGGGTGATGGACACCGGTGCGGCGCTCACGCGTTGGTTCCAGCGGGACTCGACCAAGGCGAACAACCTCACCCTGTACCCACACAAGGAGCGTGAGTTCTTCTTGTGGCTCAACACCTGGGCGGCGTTCGTGCAATCCCCGGCAGACCTCGGTCACGACGCCACCGGCTATGACCTGCCGCCGCTGGAGGTGCTGTGGCATGAGGTTGATCCGCCGGCCGATGAGTTCGATTTCGAGCGTGACGGGCAGGGCCAGTTGGTGCGCGGGGTGAACCTCGGGTTACCGCAAGCTGCGGCCGAGAAGCGCCGGTCGCTGGATGCTCGGCTGTCCAAGCTGACCGAGATCGTCACCGACCACGCCGAACACGGTGAGGGCCAGATTGTGATCTGGTGCGACCTCAACGACGAGCAGCGCGCCATCGAGAAGGCCCTCGAGGACGCTGGGTTGAGCTTCTCGTCGGTGTACGGGTCACTCGACCCGGACGAGGTGGAGCGCCGCCTGTTCGACTGGAAGAACCGCGACACCTACGCGCTGATCGGCAAACCGGTGATGCTTGGGCAGGGCATGAACCTGCAGCAGGCCCACGTCTGTGTCTACATCGGCGTCACGCACAAGTTCAACGACCTGATCCAGAGCTTGCACCGGATTCAGCGTTTCGGCCAAACACACCCTTGCACAGCCCATCTCATCCATTCAGAAACCGAACGGGAAGTGGTTCGCATCATCCGCGAGAAATGGGCCCAGCACAGAGAGCTGACATCAACTATGACTGACATAATCCACGAATACGGGCTTGACCCCGAGGCGATCTCGGAAGCTCTGCAACGGTCCATCGGATGCGAACGAATCGAAGCATCCGGCGAGGGCTGGTTGTTCGCCAACAACGACTGCGTGCCCGAAACCAAGTCCATGGGCGACAGCTCGGTAGATCTGATTGTCACCAGCATTCCGTTCTCCAACCACTACGAGTACACGCCGAGCTACAACGACTTCGGCCACACCGACGACAACGCGCATTTCTGGGCGCAGATGGACTACCTCACGCCGCAGCTGCTGCGCATCCTTGCGCCCGGGCGGATCTACGCCTGCCATGTCAAGGACCGCATCTTGTTCGGAAACGTCACCGGCGCAGGCGTTCCCACCGTCTCCCCGTTCCACGCCGAGGCGATCTTCCACGGCCGCAAACACGGCTTCGACTACCTCGGCATGATCACCGTGGTCACCGATGTGGTGCGGGAAAACAACCAGACGTACCGGCTGGGCTGGTCGGAGCAGTGCAAGGACGCTACGAAGATGGGCGTCGGCTCGCCGGAATACGTGCTGTTGTTCCATAAGCCGCAATCGGACAGGTCCCGTGGGTATGCCGACGTGCCGGTCACCAAGAGCAAGAGCGACTTCTGGTGCACGGTCCACTCCGGCATGCCCGCTGGCGAGAACATGGACGACTGGGGCGAATGCGACCCGGAAAACCCCTGCCGCGCCGGCTACACCCGGGCGCGGTGGCAGATTGATGCGCACGCATTCTGGCGCTCCAGCGGTAACAGGTTACTGACAGCTGATGAGCTCGCCGCGCTGCCACCAGACCAGCTGGCCACCCTGTTCACCAAGCACAGCCTGCAGGACGTCTACGACTACCAGTCACACGTCCGCATCGGTGAGCAGCTCGAAGGTCGCGGTGCCCTGCCTGCCACGTTCATGGCCATCGCCCCGGGATCGTGGTCGCCTCACGTGTGGCACGACGTGAACCGGATGCTCACCTTGAACGGGGAGCAGAAACGCCGCAACGTTCAAATGCACGTGTGCCCCCTGCAGTTCGACATCGTTGACCGGCTGATCACTCGCTTCTCGAATCCTGGCGAGTTGGTGTTCGACCCGTTCGGCGGGCTGGGCACCGTGCCGTTGCGGGCACTGAAACTTGGTCGCCGCGGCCGTGGTGTCGAGTTGAATCCCGGCTACTACTTCGATGCTGTCAAGTATCTGCAAGCCGAGGAGCGCCAGCGCGACATGCCGAGCCTGTTCGACCTAGAGGACGCGTCATGACCGCCGAGTCGATGTTGTGGTTCCGTGCCCGCCGCCGTTCGCACCGTTCCGCGTGGGGGCATCCACGACCACCCGCACCACCGAAACCACAACCCACACAGGAGAACCGATGAGCAACCTCACACCCGAACAACTCGAAGCGATCGCCTACATCGTCCTCGCATTCACCGGACCCCCGTCGCTGGCGTACTTCCTCGTGAAGGGGCTGTTCAGGTGATGTACACGGTTTCTGGGACGTGGCCCCACTACACCGTCACCGGTGGAACCGAACCACCGAAATGCTTCAACTCCACCGTCACCGCCGTCAAATACCTGGAACAGATTCTCCAGCAAGGCGACACCATCAACTGGCAGGTCCCATGATCACCGTTGCTTGCGCCGAATGCGCCCGCACCCAAGGCCGCCCCGTCACCGCCGAATTCACCACCACCGACGAAGCCCAAAGATTCATTCGCCGACACCACGCCCTCGCCGACCACCGAGCACACGTTGAGGAATCTCATGACGTGCCTGTTGTGTGATCATCCCCGCTCCACCCACACACCCCAATGCCGAACCCGGCTGGGCGTGGATGCGGATGACATGACCCGATACACGCAGTGCCTATGCCCAGGATTCGAGGCCGGTCTGTGTGAGGTGTGCGGCGGAAACGGATGCGCAGACTGCGAGGAGGTTTGATGCGGAAAAACGTGTTTTACCAGCGTGTTTCGGGTAGTATCGAACGTGAGTACGAAGACGGCCCGGGCGGTGCTGGTAACACCGTGACCCCGGGCCTAACCACTGGATTGGAGTGGCTGTGACTGATGATAGTCCACGCATCCCATACGACTGGGCAAGGGTGGAATGTCCTACCTGCGGATCTGCCCCGGACACCCGCTGCCGCGCCAAGTCGGGACGAACAACCGACGTTCACATGAAGCGCGTAGATCTGGCATTCGAGCGTTACGCCGAGATTCGAAGGTGGCGCATCCACAACGCCGTCATAAAAAAGTTGTTCGGCGGTGATGCGTCGTGAGGATCAGGTCCATCAAGCCTGAGTTCTGGCGGTCCGATGACATCACCAAACTGCCTATCTCGACCCGGCTCACGTTCATCGGCTTGTGGTCGTATGTAGATGACAACGGTGTTGGCGCAGACAAACTCGTCTCCATCGTTGCCGATCTGTACGCCGATGAATTCGCCCGCGAGCCTCTAGAGACCCTCAAGAGAGTCACTGAAGATCTGGAGAGACTAGCCAGCGGTGGACAGGTGACCCGCTATAAAGCCGTCCACAACGGAAGTCTCAAGGATCTGCTGTACATCACCAAGTGGAAACAGCATCAGCGGGTGAATCACCCCAGTCTTGGCCACAAATATCCACTCCCACCAGCGGATATGGTCAACACGTCAGTGTCCCTCTTGAGTTCCTCTGGAGACCCTCAAGAGAGTCTCACCCACGAACAGGGGAACAGGGGAACAGGGGAAGGGGAGCAGGGGAGCAGGGGAGCAGGGGACGAGGAAGTCCCGCTTCCGCCCGAGCCACCGCCCGGACCGTACGACTCACCCCCCGTCGTCGTCGACACGGAACCGGTCTCAATCGAACTCGTCAACAAGCCCTCGAAGCCGCAACCATCCTCCGCTTCTAAGACCGTTGTCCGGCAAGAGCTTGGAAGCAACACCTATCCAAGAGCCACTGTTGATCGGCTGGCAGTCCAGGTTGAGAAGCTCACCCGCGAGGGACAACCGGACGCCCTTATCCGGGAAGCGTTGCGTGAATGGGAACGAAGGCCTAACTGCAACCTCCCTGAGTACCTGCCAACAGTCCTCGGGGATGTCATCAAGTCGTCTCGATCAAGCAACCTCACCGCCGGCGAAGCGAAGGTCCTCGGATGGGCTGGCCTCGGAAACCCTGACCAGAGAAAGGCAATCGGACAATGAGCGACTCTTATCAGATCGCGGCAAATGCTCTTGCGAAGTGCGCCGCATACGACCCGTGGTTTCCTCAGCCGAACCGCGCCACCGTCGAGGCGTGGGCTGAGCAGATCGAACTGTGGAAGTTCAACCAGGCCGACGTGTTGGCCGGGGTGACGAAGATGTATTCCGATCATGGGAGCGGGTTTCGTCCGTTGCCGAAGGATCTTGTTGATGCTGCACGTGCGATCCGGCGGGATCGGTGCGAACGGGAGACTCCGGCGGAACGTGAGGCTCGTGAGGATGCCCGTGACGCGGAGTTGGAGCGCCGGCTGGCTGCGGCGGTTGGCCGGGTCGCTGAGATGAAGTCGATTGATCGTGCCTGACCGGTACGGGGATCCGACACCGGAGCCGCGGGTGTTTGTGCGTCCGAGGGTGAATGCGTTGTTGGTGCGGTGTTCGTGGTGCAAGGCGGGTGTGGGTTCTCGTTGTGTGGTTGCGGGGACGGATGTGGTGTTGCGGCGGTCGTCGTTTCATGACGTGAGGGTTCGGGATGCGGAGTTAGCGGCTACGGGCGCTCTGGCGCGTGGGCGGATGTCATGAGCGGCGGCGACAAGGGGGAGGGTGTGAAAGTCGCTCCACGTGGCGTACAGCCCCCGCAATCAACAACAGGAGACGAACAGTGACCGGCAAGTGGAAGGTTCGGTTGGCTCGCCGGCGCGACGGAAGCCTCTACACGTACCTCCGTATGTGGAACGTGTTCACCCCGGAGGGCCAATTTTCGGGGTCGTTCGACACGTGGGGTGAGGCGATGCGGTGGGCGACGGACATCACCGCGCATGTCGAGTTTTTCTTGGGGTTCCACGAGGAGTCGCGGTGACGATGTTTGTATCGAGCGCGGATGATCCGCGTGTCCTGGAGGCGGTGTCGTGCAGGTCGTGTGACATCTGCAAAGCCCCCAAAGGCACACCCTGCAGCAACACGATTCGTCCGGGGAAGCCGCTGCCCGGTCGGGTCATCCACTTCGGGCGGCTCACAGACAGAAACCGAGAACCGAAAGGCGAAGAATGAGCAAGTTCAAAGTCGGCGACACCGTGATCGTCGAAGCCTCGTACAACGAATCCCGCTGGGGCGGAAGAAAGTCCTGGGAGGACAAGGTTGCTCGCGTCGGCCGCAAGTACCTATACCTGCACGGTGACGGCCGGAAAGCTTTCGATGTCGAGACCGGGGTTCAGAAAACCGAATACTCGGGAAGCGCGCGCACGGTTTGGACACCGGAGGATTGGCGCGCGTCTCAGCATCGGAAAGCGGTGGCGGAGGCGATTCCGTGACCATGGTCTGAGGCCGGATGGGTTCGGGGATTTCAAGCAGTCCACACCCGTTCTCGAGCGGGTTCTAGACGTCCTGGAGAAAGGCGACGAATGAGCGACCGAATTCTCGACACCATCGCCGCACCGATCCGCGAATGCTGGGGTCCAGATTCCCCGTACGAGCATGTGGCAATGCGCATCATCGCCGCCCTGAAGGCTAACCGTATAGCCCTAGTAGAACTACCCGAACCCACCGAGGCTGTGACGATGCAGGACTGCGCGGGATCGGGGAAACCGTTCAAGCCCGGCACTCTAAGCCGCGACGGCGAGGTCGCCAAATGCCCTGCGTGCGGGACCAACCGCTACGTCCGTGACGACGGCAGTATCGAGCCCCATCAGGTGCCCGTTGCTGCGGTTGTAGCCGGGGGGGAAGACAACCATGGCTGACATCAACGTCTCGACTGAGGTGCTTGCCAGCGATGACGTATACCGGGGCGCACTGGTCGCTCTGCGTATGTGGCGTGAAAAGGGACGCGCCAGGGAGGACTGGCGGGAGTACCGCGACAGCGCCGTTGCTTGGCTGCGATTGGCGGCGGATCGACTGGAGGCTGTGCAGTGAGGGATGTTGTGGAGCGCGCGAAAGCAGCACTGGAAGGCGTTGCCTACGGGCCGTGGGAGTTCGACTGCTCGGACGAGGGAATGCAGGCGGTGGGCGGGCCTGTCATTTGGCTTGGCGACGGGGATTTGGGTTTCCGCGTTGAGGCCCACTACCAGGACGATAGGAATGCCGAGTTCGTCGCCCAAGCGCGCACTCTCGTGCCCGAGCTGGTCGCCGAGGTTGAGCGTCTCCGGGCGCAGGAAACACGAATCCGAGAACTGTGCGAAGACCCGTCGCACGGACCGCTGTATCCGTACAAGATCCTCGCTGCGCTGGATGCCGGGGGGGAAGCATGAGCGGCTGGCAGCCACCACAGTGCATCCACGGGAACATCATCCTGGGATGCCCGCACGACGACTGCCCAACGCAGACCGCCTACCTGGATCAGCAGAAGGCGGCACTGCGCGAGCTTGACCACCGTCAGCGACAAGACGCCCGCGACTTGGTCCGATCCGCGCTGGGACTGCCTCTCGATGAGTACCGCTGCACCGAATGCGAGGGGGAGTTGTGACGGGCGGGGCTGTGGTTGCGGCTACAGGGGAGGAAGCATGAGCGGGGACGCGCAGAAGATCATGATCGCGGTTCAGCGCCGACACCGGCGGACGTTAAACCTGGAAACTGGACACTCCCACTGCCAGGGTACGCGGGTGGGTGAATGTGATTTCCGCGACGGTTCGCTCGACGATTTCGAGGCCCACGTCGCCGCCGAGATCGACAGAGCCCTCGGAGGACTCAGGCGGGAAACCCGCGTAATCGAGAGCATCTTCGAGCTGGGCGTGCCAGAGCCTGCAACCCGATTCGTTACCCACTGGATGGAGATACCTGATGAGTGATGTTGTTGAGCGCGCCAAGGCTGCGCTGGTCGACTACGAAGTGGCGAAGGGGTCTCGGGTCGCGGTCGCACCGGGCCGGTCCTACCGGCTGCTCGCCGAATTGGTAGCCGAGGTTGAGCGTCTTCGCCCCAGGGGGGTTGAGACTACTGCTGATCTCGAATGGCTCCCAGAGGATTCCTGAGATTATCAGGGGTTGATTCGATGATCGTCGCCGTTTCTCCAGGTAGGCAGCCGATCTGACAGCGCACACATGTTTCCGATTACCGACACTCGTAGGGAGATGACGACTATGCCGACCACAGAGCATGGATCAGACGTCCAGCACTTGAGCCCTGAACACCGCGATCGTGCTTGGCGCGATAGGTTCAACGCCCGGTGGCACTATGACTACGGCGGGTGGATTCGTACCAGGCCGCAGGATGAGGCGTCGACCTTCGCTTTGATCCCAACCAAACACTACGGACCGTTCACTGAGGATCACTCGTGTCCTGCCTGCCTGGTGGTACACCCACCTGAGGATTGCCCCGTCCTAAGTGGAAACACCGACATGTTGGTTGTTTTCGATTACGACACCTCGCCCAACAAGGCACAAGCGGATACAGCTGACGATGACCCCAGATAACGTGGAGGAATCTGGAGACCGCTGGACGGGTCGGAGCAGGGAGGCCGCAGAAGCCAACCTCAAGGTCTTCTCCGTCACGGGAATCTGCCACGACCCGGCAGACGACTCTCCGCTTGTCCGAATTGAGCACGAGGCCCGCTGGGTGTCGGGATGGAGCGAGGCATGAGCGACGCAGACACTGCACGGAAGAACGGCTGGACCGTCGGAACCCGACTCGCCGGCGATGAAGGACGCGGCGAAACGATCATCGAAATCACCGCGATCGGCGAGGAACACGTGCTTGCGAAAGCCATCTCCTACGCAGGACGACCGGCACCGTACCGGGAATCGATGTGGACGTTCATGTTCCGGGAATGGCGGGAGGTTCCGCGGTGATTCAGGTTCATTGCAGGGAGTGCAACCGTGTCTGGGACCAGCCGTGCGAAGACTGCGGCAGGGACAAGGCCGACAAACACTCGATCAACACGGGGCATACGGATATACGGATCATCCCGGACACCACACCACCGCGGCCTGTGGTGGATCAGGGGTGGGCGGAATGGCTCACGAAAGGATCGTCCTGCTGATGCCGTGGGTCAAGATCACTTGCACCGAGCGCGACGAACTCATGTCCACCCGCGACCTGGTGCCGTTTTCGTCGTGCACCGATCTGGACGCCGAGTTCCATAGCGAGCCGCAGATGGACATCGAGTGGGCCGAACGCGGCGCAGACCAACCGGTGCTGCGCGAACACCGATACCCGGCACGTACCTACCTCAGCGATGAACCGGGCACCGTCCGGCCCGACCGAAAGCCCTGCGAGCACTACCGATACGAGGCCCAACCATGACTACCCCTGAGCGTGCAGCTCTGGTTGAGAGAGCCGCGCAAGCCATCTGCGAAACCACCAGCTCCGGCCGCATGTCCCCCTGGAACACCCTCACGGAGCAGGAGAAGGACGCGTGGCGGCGGATGGCTGATGCCGCGTTCGACGTCCTCATCGACGCCTGGGCTCCGCCGTTCTAATGCCGAAAACACCTGAAACCCCCGCCGAGCACATCGAGTTCGCACGGGAAGAAGCCCGCCAAGCCGCATACGAGTCCGCGACCACTCACGCTCTGATCGCTATCGCCCAACTACTAGCCGAAAAGGACCAACAATGAGCAACCTTCGCCTCCCCTGCATGGACTGCGGGGAACCGATGAGCCGGATCTACCCGAACGCCCGCGAGGAATTGGCGTGGGCGCACACCTCACTGGAGGACGCGGAGCTGTGCCCTCGTGACCGATCGGTCCGCCCTTGGCCTATGCCGAAACTGGAGGACCAGCCTTGAGCCTGTCTGTGATTCTCGCTTCCCAGGCTCGTTTCCTCACCGAGAGCCCTGTTTGTCCGGCGTGTTTCCAGCCCCGCACCGAGCATTCCACCGACTGCAAAGGACACCACAAATGATGAACCTCGGGTACGACAGCATCGAGGACCTTTGCGAGAAGGTCGATGTCGGGTCGGTTGTGCAGTCTGAACCCAACGAAGCGCTAGGAGGCCTGAGAAGTGACCAAGCCGATCGACATCCGACGCCCATGCGGAAACACCCACAAAACCCAAACACATGAACCCCAACAAACGCTGAACACCAAGGTAAAATCCGAATCTTGGAGGTGCCCATGAGCGACAAACCTCATATTCTTTACCGCTTCTACAACGCGGAAGACGATCTTCTCTACATCGGAATCACAAACAACCCGAGAAGCCGATTCAACCAACACCACGCCGACAAAGCATGGTTCAAATCAGTCGCCCGCTCCACGATGCAACACTTCGCCACCCGCGCTGAGCTCGAAACCGCAGAGGTAGCAGCGATTCAATCGGAGATGCCGCGATACAACGTCGCGCACGTAGTCCACAACAAGGGAGAGCTTCGACCCAAGTCAATATCCCGACGACCAATCAGTCCCGACGCCAATAAATTCCAGGCCCCGGACGCCATCACAAGCGACGCTCCGACTGTTGAAGACCGCGAAAACCGCATGGACGAGATCGAAGAACAGATCTCCCGAATCCCCAGGCTCATCCCCGGCGAACGATGCCCCTCCTGCGAAATGATCCTGCTCGCACTCGAATACGACGGATTGGTGAAATGCCTCAACTGCTTGAACATGTGGACACCCGACGAACTTCAGGAAACCCTATGACCCAACCAGCAGAGGATGGCAACCTCCCCGCCGCCAAAACCAGACTCGGAAACGCCATCTCCGCGCTCATCGACCCAAAACCCGAATACACCGAAGGTGCCACCAGATGGCGCGACTCCCTCTACGACCAACTCACCGAAGAAATCCCCGGCTCCCAAGGCAACGCCTCCCGCATTCCGCAATCCTCACCACCCCTCTGCATCGATGCCGTCGAACTCAAAACCGAAATCGACGCCACCGTCGCAGCATGGGAACCCTCAAGCTACTGGGTGTTCGGACCCCCATACCCCGTTCCACAACGCGACCTCACCCGCGAACACACACCACTAACGGTGCTACGCCTCCAACTATTGGAACGACGCCCATGGCGGCCCCAAGACGCCCACGGCATCGAACAAATCTCCGGAAGGATCGAAGCCTGGTGCGAATCCATCAAAACGATGCTCAACCCGCCACCGAAATGGTCACTCCCAAACCCGTGCCCAGCCTGCGACACCGCCATCGTGTACCGGAAGAACTCAGCCGGCGAAACCGTCCGACAACCCGCACTCCAAATCGGCCCATCAGGATGCGTCTGCCAAAACTGCCACCACGAATGGGGACCGCAACTGTTCCAGCACCTCGCCAACGTTCTGGGCTACGAACTACCCGCAGGAGTCCTCGAATGAGACACGCCAACCTCCCCACATCCCCTAGCTTGCTTGCGACATGCAGATTCATATGCCATCATTGGGTCGGCAAGTGAAGTGTGCCCAAAGCCCGAAGACCTCCACAGGTTCGGGCTTTTATTCATTCCCGGGGAGGCCAACCATGAGCACCTTCCCCGCACCCCGCACGCTCACCGAACGCATCCAGGGCGCGCATTTCAATCTGAAACTTGCACGGCAGGCAGGCAACCCGGACATCATCGCCGCCGCTGAACGCATACTCAACCAGCCCAGGAGAAACCGGCCATGACCCGACGTTTTCGCGGTGAACCGCACCTGCCGCCCGATGCCAAACCGAACGCCGCCGTTGACCGCTCGATCCGCTACGCAAGCCAGGTTGCCGAACTCGCCGCTGCCGACATGTGGGAAACACTCACCCCGCCGCGGCGCGCTACGCGTATCGCCGACGAGCTGGAGCGCACCGACTGGGGATTCGGCCTCGGCCTGCTCGCGGGACTCGGGGCCGCCGTCGCAGCCATGCTGCAGCTGTGGTGGCTCGCCGCGCCGCTGCTGGCCGGGGCGTTCGTGTTGTGCTGGTGGTTCGGGTGAGGCGCGCAATCGCCGGTGCGCTGATCCGGCTCGCGCACAAGGTCTACCCGCCCAAGATCACCATCAGCGAGCCGGACTACGGCAAGGCCGGTTTCGCGTCCGGACGGGTGAAGGAGTAGTTGCCAGCATGGATCCCCAGAAGTTCCGCAAGAAACCCCTCGTCATCGAAGCGATGCGATTCACCGGTTCAATGAACAGTGCCGAGCAGATCGCCGCATGGTGCGGCGGGCGAGCGGACTTCGATCCCAAACCGTCTGACCCGACCGATGCGAACGTATCTATCGCGATACCCACGCTTGAAGGAACGATGCGCGCGAGCTGCGGCGACTACGTCATTCGTGGCGTTCAGGGCGAGTTTTACCCGTGCAAGCCGGACATCTTCGAAGCCACGTACGAGGCGGCGGACTGATGCCGCTCAAACACCTCCGCTTGTGCCCCGACCCTTGCAGCAAGGTTCGTTTCTCGGCGTGCAGCAAGGCTTGCCGACTCCCGAACGATATCGACCCCGAGTCGTGGCGTATCAACTTGCAGGACGGCGCCGGCACAATCGGTGGCGAAGGGTGGGCTGACAGAATCAGCGACGGCCTCGCAGGCGAATATCCCAAATGAGCAGCCTCACAGACCTCACGGACTTCCTTAACCGCACGCTGAACAACCTGGTTCACCCCGGCGACGAAAACACCAAACCCTTCCCGATCCTCCTGCCCGGGCTGCGCACCATCAGTGTCCCCCCGGAACTCGCCGGCCAGTTCGCTGAAGAGGCAGGCCTACCGCACCTCGATACCCCGAAACTGGTCGCGGAAGCGCTCGCCGCGGCGATCACCCAAAACTATGTGATCCTCACACGCGAAGAGCACGAACAACTACGCCAGCAAGCAGCCGACGCACCAACCGGCCACCGCGTCATCAACATCCGCACCACACCCACAAAACCCCCTGTCTTGTCGATCACCATCGACAAAACAAGCAACGATGTTGTTGTCCCCGCGAAAGCCCTGCAGAAAGCGTCCGAACAGTGATCCACATTGAAGTTGACGGGAAAGTGCTGATGCACTCCGACCCTGGCGAGTGGATCACCACACCTCCCGACATTCCAGCAGTCCAAAAAGCTGGACCCAACGAACCGTGGATGCTTCTAGTCCAAGCGGCGCTCGCCAAAGCCGCCACCCTCGCGATGGCCGGGAAGAAACCCGAAGAAACCACAATCTGTGTCACCACACGGAAAAACGGCTGGATAGTGGACTACACCAATGGATGACGCAGCACGCGCCCGCCTCGAACTCCGCCGATCCAACGCCGCCCAACCACACCGAAACCGGCACCGCGAACAAAAAACCGGACGTACCACAGACCGCACCATCTGCTACTGCGGAGACGCCGACTGCGACAACTGCGGCACCTGGTACGAATAACCACATAGGACGGAACTGGCGAAAAAATGAACGACGTGGTGGTCAACGGAACCCGATACGTACCCGAAACCACCAGCGGCGCCACCATCGGAATCGGAGTCACCACCCGCAACCGGCGCGACGTCGCCGACCGGACCATCGAACACATCCGCCGCCGCACCCCCAACGCCAAACTCGTCATCGTCGACGACGCCAGCGACCAGCCATACCCGGCAGCCACCTATCGGTTCCCTCAACGAGCAGGCATCGCCCGAGCCAAAAACAAATGCCTCGAACTACTCAACGGCTGCGAACACATCTTCCTCTTCGACGACGACTGCTACCCGATCGCCGACAACTGGTACCAGCCCTACATCGACTCGCCCGAACCCCACCTGATGTACCAGTTCGTCGACCTCGCCAACGGGCATCGGCTCAACGACGTCACGAAGGTCTACGACGACGGACACCACTTCGCGTTAACCGGCGCCCGCGGCTGCATGATCTACGTACACCGCAGCGTCATCGAGCGCGTCGGCGGCCTCGACCCAGAGTTCGGCGGCTGGGGATGGGAACACCCCTCCTGGTCCGACCGCATCTACAACGCCGGCCTCACCACATTCCGGTACGGCGACGTGTGCGGCTCCCACAAGCTCATCCACTCCATGGACGAGCACCTAGAAGTGAAACGCTCCGTCCCCACCGAAGAACGCAAAGCCGCCGCCACCCGCAACACCGACCTGTACTGGAAACACCACTACACCAGCAGCCACCACATCCCCATCGTGGAACCTGACCGGCGTGTGGTGCTGACCTGCCTGCTATCCAACAAACCTGACCCGCAACGCAACACACGCATGCGTCCCGACGTCAAACTGCTCGAAACGTTGATCACCTCCATCGCCGGAGGTGAACCCGTCGTGCTGTGCGACAACCCACTCACCCACCCGCAGGCGTCATTCGAGCGAGTCACCAGCCCAGTAGACAACCCATACTTCGCGCGCTGGTACCTGTACTACCAATGGTTACGCGCCAACCCCGACGTCAAATGGGTGTGGTGCGTCGACGGCACCGACGTCGAAATGCTCACCCCTCCGTGGGAACACATGGAAACCGGGAAACTATACGTCGGCCACGAACCCGCCGTTGTGGGGATCGACTGGATGCGCGACAACCACAAAGCCACACACCTGCAACAGTTCATCGACACCCACGCCGACCGCACCCTACTGAACGCGGGGATCGTGGGCGGCGACCGGGAAACCGTCATGGCATTCGCACACGACATGGCCGCCGACCACGAAGACCAACTTCGGCGCGTCTGGCACAAAGACGACGCCCCGGGAACAATCATCGGCGACATGGCGACACTCAACTATGTTGCCTATACCAAACACGCCGACCAACTCATCCACGGACCTCAGGTGGTGACGGTCTTCAAGGCCAACGAACGCAACACCTGGTCATGGTGGCGGCACAAATGACAATGGAGCGGAGCATGAAACCCGGCGACGACATATGGGTCGACTTCGACGGACTCGAACACGAAGGCACCGTCGAGAAAATCCAAGCCGGAGGCTGGGTCAGATGCTCCATCGCCATCGACCCCGAATACGACTACGGCAGCATCACACCACGACTCACACCACACATCACCGTCGCCGTGAAAACCACACGCATAAGGCCACGATGACCCACACCATCGGCATCGTGGCCCACACCAAACGCGCCGAACAAGCACACCGGCTCATGGAAACCGTGGGCGCCGCATACATGAGCATCGACAACGGCACACTCGGATGCGAAACCAACCACCGCAAAGTGTGGCAACACCTCACCCGCCACAACACAGACTGGCTCGTGGTCCTCGAAGACGACGCCATACCGTGCAACAACTTCCGCGACCAGCTCGACGCAGCGCTAGCAGTGGCACCCAGCCCAGTGGTCAGCCTCTACCTCGGGCGAGAACGACCCCGCGAATACCAACAACGCATCGCCAAAGCCACCGACACCACAGCACACTGGCTCACCTGCCGACGACTACTCCACGCAGTCGGAATCGCCATACACGCCGACCTCGTGCCGAACATGCTCAACCAACTGCCCAACGGCAAACCCATCGACGAAGCAATCAGCGCATGGGCACGCCACCAAGGCCACACCATCGCCTACACATGGCCCAGCCTCATCGATCACGCAGACGAGACGCCAATGATCGCCACCAGAAACGACAACCAACCACGACCACCAGGCCGCGTCGCATGGCAACACGGAACACGCGACACCTGGACCACCGACACCCAACCGATCTGATGCCACGCGCGCCTAAGGTCTGCCGACACGCAGGCTGCACCACACTCACCACAACCGGCACATGCCCCCAACACACCACACACCGCTGGGGCAACCACCAAGGACGCAAAGTCCCACACCGCTTGCAGCAAGCCACCTTCCGGCGCGACAATTGGACCTGCCAAAGCTGCGGACACACCGCGACTCCCGGCAGTGGACAACTCCACGCCGACCACATCCAACCCCGATCACGCGGCGGCACAGACACACTCGACAACATGCGCACCCTATGCAAGGCATGCCACGCGCCGAAGTCCCGCGCCGAGGCCCGCGGATCGAACACCTGATCGAAAACCGGTCGAAAGTTAGCTGGAGGCGCGAAACGTGCCCTGACCTGCGCAAACGCCCACATGCCCGCAAGCGTCCGACCTGCGGAAATACCCCCCCAGCAACCCCCTCCCCGGGGGTCTGCGCGGCCCCGGAAGGCGC